AAAACGAGATTGCTGTCTATTACCAGCCATAATGGTAGCAATATAACGCTATGTATTATTATCTAACGTATCCCATTTAGCCGCTAATTCTAAAATAACATCATCAAAATTACGAAACTGACCTGCAGAATCTTTAATAGAAATACCAATAGACTTTAATGCAGTATCTACTTTGTTAAAAGCAGCTTCTTCGCCATCAATATTAAGTAATTGATCCGGCGATGCTTTCATTTCACCGTAACGAGAAATGATTGACTTTAAAGCAGAACCAATATTCTCTGCAGATTCACGAGTGGTTTGTACCATAACAGAAATAAATGCAGAAGTGCTTTGTAATGACATCCCCACGTTAGCCGCAGAAGATGCAGTCTTTTCCATAGCATTAGCAATTTCTGCAGAACTAACAGCGAAGTTCGCAGCCAAAGCGCTATATGTGTCAGTAACAGACTACGCTTCAGTCATTTCAATTTTAAATGCACGAATAGCTACTGTCATAGCATCTGCAGCTGCACTATACTCAAGTCCAGCAATTTTACCCATCTTTAATGTCTCAGTTGTTAAAGACATTACCTAAGCTGTCTATAAACCCTATTGATAAAAAATCTATGAAACCTTATAAACATCAGTTGTAGCAACGCCAAATTGTTGCGCCATTTCAGTATATTGCCCAATCTTACCCCATAATTCTTCCTATGTCATATTAGTAACAACAGCGATATTCGTAATTGATTTATCCAATTCTTTAATATTATTAAAAGCATTACGAATAGCTTGCGTTACCTTGCGCATTATAGCATAAACACCAATATATCTTGTAATAAAACTAGATATACCTGATAATTTATTAGTTGTATTATCTAACTATTGTAACTATGCACGACCTGCAGCCGCAGCACGCCCTAAATTAGCAATTTCAGCACTTGCGCGATTATATAAATCTGCCATACCAGGCATCGCGGTTGCACCCTATAATAACGTATCCTATAATGAAGCTAAAGAAGCTTCTGGTCCTTTTAATGCATTTTCTAATTCTTGCTATTTAGCCTTTACCAAATCTTGCTATTCAGTAAAAGCTTTAAGCACACGCGCCGCCGCTTCATACTTTGCAGTAGTAGTATTAACCGCAGCTTCAGAAGTATCACGTTCCTTTACTTGTGCCTAATATTCCTAAGCACTTGCGACTAATTCGCTATAATTAATATTACCACCAAAAATTTTAGCGCCATATTCTTTATCAGTAACAGCTTTTCTTAACTCTTCAGTCATTGTGCTGCCAATTGCTTTAGCAGCCTCTCGTAAACGTCCACGAATATCATTTAACTATGAAGGTTCTAATTTAAATCTTTCGGCAAGCTCTGCAAAAAATCCATCAGCGCCCTTAAATCCTTTCTAAAAGCCACTCCAACCAGTACCTTCTGCATCAAGCTTCATATATTTACTTAACATCTGCTAAACTTCATTATATTTTTCAGCACTTGCTGGTAATTTATCAAAACCTTTAGTTAACCAATCCAATGCTTTTAAAGCATTTGAATTCTATCGTCCTTGAGCATTCGCATCTACTAACTAACTGTTCTATGCAAATTTACTCTTCTAAACAAGCAACTCATTATTAATCTAATTTAATTTAGTCTAAATAGTAGTATAAATTTCATCATAACTTTTTTCTAACATTTTTGCCGCGGTGCCAGAGCCGAGCATAGTAGATAAATCAGCCGTAAAATTAGTATTTTTAAAAAGCTCCTATTTCTATGTTTCTTTAAAAGAAGTGAATCCAGCTTTTAACTCATTAATTTTAGTAGTTAATTCAGTTATCTAATGCTGTACACTAGTAGGAACTTTTAGATCTTTAAATGTTACTCCTGCAATACTACTTTTTACATGATCTAAACTGGTTTCAATTTTATGAGCCTCACGCTCTACTGAGCTAAAATCAGCTTCAGTTTTAAAAGCGCTTTTAGAACGCAATTCTAATTGATCTAAAGCACGTAAAACAGACTACAATTCTTTATTAATATTTTTACCTACAACAGAGTCTGGTAAAATTTTAGTTTTACTTAAATCTCCTAACTATTTAGCGACTTCACGTAAATTAGTTATCTACGCAGTAATCGGTATAGTTACACCATTCTAGGTACCTGCCATAATATTTCATCTCCTTTTTCGCAAAATAAAAAAGAGCCGTTTCCTAATTGCTTAGGAAACGGCTTTATATATCCTCATCGAGATCACTATCAAGCTTAGTAATCTCTAAAATTAATCCTTTTTTATTCCCGCCCATATTTTCTGGCATACCAATAATGTTGAATACGGACATGGTTGGATTAGCCCTTTCTCCCAAGCGTAAGCTAATATCACTCACAACTCTCACTTTTGGCATATAAATTATATTAGTATAATTCTTGCCTTCGTTTTCATCCTTGGAGTAAAACTTACCCTCAAGAGTGAATAATCCATTAAAGCGCTCTTTTTGTATCAAGTAAATAAGAGCGTCATTCTCATATTCATAGTAGTAATCTACTAAACATTGTTTGGCTTGTTGCGCCGGTTTAGTATGTTCTTTGTCTTCATATAAATCAATTATATAATTTCCAAGTGTATCAGTATTCTATTGTAGCTAACCATACAATTTACGTTGTGGCATATTTCTATCCCAATCAAAAATAAAAGTTTTCTTTTCAGGATACAAAGCAGGTAAATGCTCTACTCTAACAAAGGCTTGCGGCAAAACATCATTTTCAATTTCTTCCAAAGTCTACTCGTGATATTCTACATTCAATGGGCCTTCTCTTTTGTTAACATAAAACTTTTTATTTTTTTCTTGTTTACACACTTTAGCATTAAAAAGTATTCCCATACTTAAATTAGAAAGAATTCCTTCCTATAACTAAAAAGTTACATCAGTCCTATCTTCCCATATAACGTGCGCTAAATTACCCCAGCCACCACGTGCCATAATTGGTCTACTATCTTCATTCAATACTGACATACTTACATTTTCAAAATACAATACCGGCTCATCTGCCTCAATATAACGGTCTCCGAATTTCATAGGTGCTTTCGCGCGCAATACAACTTCATAAAGTTCTTTTACGCCAAAATACTGATCAATCATACACATCACCTATACAAAAAAATCGGGGAGCATTTCTGCTCCCCAATTATTCAGTTATTCAATTAGTTGCTACCAGCCTTTAGAGCGCCAATATCATTACCGCTTTCGCTGCTAGTATTGTCCTCAAATGCATAACGAACTAGCTTCATCATCTCATTCTGACCCTGATCGTTAGTAGAACGAAGTACAGTTAGAGTCATCTCAAAGGTAGAAGGATCGCCCTCAGCCTCTAGAGTGATAGTAACCTCAGACTGAACCTTAGCCTTACCAATTACAAACTGGAATGGCTCGTCCTTACCAGTCTTCTCAGAACGCATAAAGGTATCGCCAACTACACGATAAGTTCCGGGGAAGGTAGAAGGAGAAATGGTTACTTCGATGGCAGTCTCGCCAACGGTATCGCTCTTTACTTCCTCTTCCCAGAAAATACGGATATGATCGCCCTTTACGGAATCAGTATCTTCACTTAGCATAGAAGGATTATGGAAGGTAATAACCTTAGTACCATCAATAGAACCAGTGGTAATCTGAGTACGAGCGCCAGTGGTAAGATTGATGAGACGAATTGGATGTCCTTCAGCGGCAGTAGGAGTTAGTTCAATATCGGTTAGGTGATCCTTTGGCTTTGGTACCTTGCCGCCCTCGCCAGCTACAACCTCTTCAGTGTGACGAACTAAAACAGTCTCGTTCTTATCAGAACGACGAATAGCGCCACCAAGCATAAAGCGTAGAGACTCAAGAGACATTAGAGCATCCTCTAGAGTTACGGTAATTTCCTTACCATAGTCCCAAGAGATTAGCTTAGGATTGCCCCAGCCGCCCTGTGCATCAGTGGTCTCAGCAGTAGTCTCAATGGTAGAAACCTTTAGAGTGTCTAGGAATAGAACGATATCGCCCTTGTAAATACCAGCGGCAGAATCGTCGTCTAGAGCTTCAAAATATACGTTAGCAACTTCTTTTATGCCATACTTATCAAAAATATTTACAGCCATATGAGTTACCCCCTTTAATATTATTTATCATTTGATGCGATTGAACGCATCCAGTGTTTGAGTTGATCTTTTTTGATCTTCGCGCCTGCCATAGCGGCTCTATTATTAATATCAAACTAATCGCGCCAACCCATTCGTTTAAGTTGATCGTGAAAAGCATAATATGTAATGTTCCAAATATTTTCCATATTTAAGCCGCAATTATTGATAGTTATACTACCAATTAAATCTGAAAATTTTAAATCTGATTTTTCTCGCGCAGCTTTGCGTGCCTTGGCTTGGCGCACTTTTTCTCTATTAGCACGCATTTGCATTTTTAAGCGCTTTGTGGCTTCTGAATCATCCGGCTTAATAATAATCTCTTCGCCTTCCTATTCTACAAAGTACATACGCCGGAGTAATCGCTACAAATCAGAAAATTTTTCTTCAGTTAAAATGTGTTTTTCTTCAGCCGGGCCTACTACGATTTGCGGCGGGTCTAATATAAAACTTACATCTTCATGTGTAAAAAATCTAAAAGCTGACTTCAATAAAGCATTTGTAGTTTTATCTAACTATGACATTAGTAATAAATACTAAAAATCCGTTACTTCATTTAATAAAGCAGCCATTTCTGTATTATCCCCTTTTGCTGTAGGCTTTTCAGCAATCATTATTCCTAGATATTTTTGGAATTCTTCATATCCAATATCTACAATTTCACCTATTTTAGCAGGATAAACAGCACATATATCTTCAATAAAAACAGGAGTGCCTCGTTGAAACTTCAATACATCACTATCAGTTAAATTCATTAATCTTATACCTCATTGAGTATCCACCCATCCAAGGTGATAATGATAATACATCAGCACGCCAAAACTATAAAGTGCCTATTCCCGCTAGCTACTATTCATTAAACATTGTATCAATTTCCTACATAATTAAATAAGGACGTAAAGTTTTTTCATCAAGCATCCATTCATCATATGGGCAAGCAATATCAAATCGAATAGTAGAAGTCTTAAACTCTGGATTTAACTAATTTACTACAAAATCATCAAATACAGAAGTAACATAAGACATTTTTTCTGTGCTATCATCATAAAATTTAGGAATAATTAATAATTGTCTATTAATCAAATCTGCCCCGTCAACATCTGGTTGTAGTTTTCCAGTGACAGGGTCTATTTCAGCAAATGGATTGCGCGTTTGATATTTTAATAAACGACAAATACGCTAATTGGTCATTAATTTATTAGCAATCTTAAATGTATTTAAGCCCATAACCGCAAAGCGGCGTTGACCGGCAACATAAGGTTCAGCCATTTATATCACCTTACCATATTGGAATGATATTAATTAATTTTGTAGCAACTACTTCATTATTAAGTTTTGCCGCTAGATTAAACTTATACAAATTATTGTCTTTATTTGCCTATAATTTAATCTAATCGCTAGCTAAATCACTACTATCTACAACCGCCACTAATTTATCTACTTCAACAAATCTGCGTTGTTCATCAGCAGTTTCTGGCTAAATAGTAAGTAATTCCCAAGTAGGTGAAAGCTCATTCTGCCCATCACCTTTTAGCTAATATACAGCCACACGATCCAATCTAATCTTATCAGAACCCTCAATATAATAAGAAATAGTCTGTGCTTCACTAGATACTTCAACACTAAATGTTAAAGCATTCTTTTGTTCTTCTGTTTCGGGTAAATCAGCAAAATAAATATAAATCTCAACTTCGCCTTCACTAACAGCAGTTAATTGACCATCTACAATCTTAGCTATTGCCGTATTCTTACTTCTTAATTCATAATTCAACTCATCTAGCTTTAATGGCTAACCATTCTTTGTAATTGTCATAATTGGCGCTATAACACTTCCAACAGAGAACTTTTGAATTTCTGGCGGCACCGCTACTTGATAAACTGCTCGTCTATCAATATCTGCAATATCATTTTCCAAATCATCATAAATTAAATTAACCTTATTTTCGGTTAACGAAATATAAATAGTCCCTGGAACACTTGTAAAATCACATTCAATAGTATGCCAAGACTCATCCTACACTATAAAATTAGTAGCACGATCTATTGGATAATAAGGCATTAAAATTTCCGCATACTTATTTGGTTGAGGTGTAATTAATGAATTCCAAGTTCTATAATTGCCTTTTACTTTACTATCAACAGAGCTAACAACATAAGCCCACGATTGCCATAAATGACCATCATTATCAATCCATTTAAGTAGATAATTACATCTAATTATCCAAAATGTTCTATATGTTCCATTTACTTTCTTTTCTTCCTAGACAATAATCCATTTTTCAATAGATTTATCATCTAAGGTCCAATTCATAATATCTCCAACTTTGAGTGGAATATCATTGGCTACATTTAAGAACATTATTTTTTCATATTCTTTATCTTTACTTGTAAGAATAATGCCATCAAAGTAAATACCACGTTCTACTGATAGCTATCTTACAGTATGTGGCGATTCCGCCATCCATTTATAAAATGACCTAATGCCACCATTTCTAATTCGTTCAGCAGTTGATTCTCCAAGATGATTTATTCTAGACTAATAAATACTATAATAATTACTCATCTTCTAAGTTCCTTGTCTATTCTAAACCATTAATCAAATTCATACATTCAAATACAGTCTTACGAAAATAATCATAAGTTAAATGATGTAATGAATTTAGCTTGCCGATTAAAGCCCAATAATTAATGGAGTTCGGGCCAAGCCCTTCTAGTTCAATAATAATTGAATCAAGAAATTTCTCCCATTCTCCATCTTTTTCTTTTTCACAAAGCAATCCATAAAGTCTTCCTTTAAGTTTATCCTTATAACCCTAGAATGTCACATCACAAGGCATTCTTTTTACCCGCCAACTTACTAAATAAATCAGCCGGCCGTTTATCACGAGAGCGATCATAAATGCCCTCAGCCTTATGTATCTCTAAGGCAATTGCGGCCTCCAACTTATTTAATTTATCTAAATGATTTGCTTGTGAAAAATCTTTATCGGCATATAACTGACGAATATTCTCCCAACTAGCAATACAGCGCTTTACCCATTCGTGTTTCATATATAAAGCAAGAATTTGAATCTCATCATTTGTAAGATCGCCTTTAAATTGCTTGGGTGGTGGAAGTCCCTCATCTGTTGATTCGCCAATTTCTTCAATTTCTAAATCAACACGAGGATATTTAAAACGGAACACTGCCATCTACAAGAGTTCTTGCCAATCCCGCTCTACAATTGCTAATTCCTCTTCCAGTGTCCATTCATCAGCTGTGATACGCGCCAAAAAGGCGTCATACACTTTTAAAAAGGAAGTAGCCATTTATTACTTCTCTTCAGCTTGATGTTTTATCGCAATTGCGTTGATAACATCTACGCCGCAATACTTCTTAATTAGAGCGGTAAAAGCGCCATCAGTAACATTACTATCTACAGCATACTTTACAACTGTTTCCTTCTCTGCTACACTAGCATTAGGAATAAATTGCGCAAAAGCCGTAATATTACGATCATCAATCATTTTTTCGATTGCCTTATAATCAAGTACATCTTCAACTATAACGCCTGTCTCGTCTTCTGGTACACCATCAAAACGAATATAACCGGCACGAAGTAAATTCTGAATACCAGTATCAAACATCATTTCGTCATAAACTTCTTGTTCAACTGTTACAATACGACCCGGCGCTAAAGTTCGATTAAATCTAACATCCGGTAAGCTCACAACTACAGTTGCAGAACTCACGTTCTTAAGTGTAATTTTATCCATAATAATATTCCTCCTTTTAACTCAAAGCTCGGGCGGGAATCAATCCCGCCCGATTATATAATTGTCATTAATTCTTACCAGCAGCAGTCTTCTCAGCAGCAGAAAGTAGACTTAGATTATAAGCTTCCCATTCACCAGCATCAATAGCTGCGTTGTAATAGATGCCCCAATAGTTAGGAGTACCAACTACAGCAACACCGCACTTTACATAACCCTGTAGGTCAATGCTGTTGTCGCCTTCGTGGTCATCCCACTCACGGAAATATGGAGAACCTTCGAAACCTAGCTTTACAATCTTATTGTTCTGGCCGGTTGGCATTACATAAGCGAAAGAAGGATTCATAACGGTCTTAGTATTGAACTCATCAGTGAAGGACTGTGGTAGTACAACTACGGGTACGCCACGGAACTTGCCGATGTAGCCGCGATCGCGGACTTCCTGCATATCGACGTCAGAAATCTTTACGCCAACAGCAGAAGGATTGGAACTAGCATATACGATAGCATTGGTCATTTCAGCGGCAAATTCAGGAGTGCAATAGATAACAGGAGCGCCATAAGCAGCAACAGTATTGCAAAGCTTTACCATAGCGGCTGGATCAAAATTGGTAGCAACAACCTTGTTAGCGGCAGGACGGCCAGCTAGATTCCAAGTCTGTAGTAGGGCTTCCTGAACCATCTCAAAGATGCGATCAACAATACCCTGTTGAATTACTTCATAAATATCAGTGATGTTCTCGACGCCATCAAGATAACGCTCGAAATCAACATATCCGGCACCGCCAATAGCCTGGGTCCAGATGTCGAAACGGTCGCGATCAAGACGGAAAGTCTCATAGTTGCCAGACTCGGTTGCACGAGTTACAAACTGGCGACCACGCTGCTTGCCCTTGGTTACACGGAACTCAAGACGATCGCCCTGTCCAACGCGAACGATTTCGCAGAACATATCTAGGGCGTTATCAACGCTGCGTGGTAGTACTTCTTCTAGATTCTGCTCTAGAAGTTCAAATAGTTCAACCTTATTACGACGATACTTAGAACGGCTAAACTTGCCCTTATCGTCACAAAGAAGCTTTACTAGCTCGTCACGTAGAGCTGCTTCATAATCATAGTCGGCGGCAGCGAACTCAGTAGGAACCTTGCGGCCGAATACACCATTCATTAAAACACTTAGATTATTCATAGTTCGCACCTCCCATTATACTCTTATCATCTGATACTTAACGCCCTTTTCGCCGTTAGGTACAGTGTAATATTTTACTACCTTGCCATAAGCTACATTAGCAGCAGGAGTAGTCTTGGTTAGCTTTGGAACTGGAGAACCAGCTACTGGAATAACATATACAGCAGTGGTAGCACAAGCAGCTAGAGTAGCCTCTAGAGCCTCAGCAGTAGTGAAACCAGTTTCAGAGTCATCATACTGTAAGCAGTTAGTAGTTACGGTATCACCAACACCTAGAATGCCTACACGAGGATAATCACCAGCGACCTTGCGGCCGAAGGTCTTTAGACCATAATGGAAAATGTCATATTCTTTCTCAGCAGTATATACGATACCAATTGGCTTATCAGTAGCAGCCGCAGGAGCATCAATAACGCCCTTAGCCTTGTCAGCAACAACCCACATACCGTTTTCGCAAACGCCATAGTTGCCACTTCCGCCCTCAACAAACTTCTCGCCAAGTGGAGTCTGAGAAACTACCATGCCAGTCTTTGGGAAAGCTACCTGGTTTAGCTCTAGAGTGGCATATTGTTCAACAGGAAATCTTTTTGCAGCCATAACTTATTCCCTCCTTAATTTTTACGATATTTTTTCATAAGTAAGGCGAATTGAGATTCTTCTGGCTCTAAGAGTGGAACCACCGGGCTTTCTTCCACGCTATTGAGCTGTTTGTTGGCAAAGGTAATTGCCAACTTACTTTCCAATTCATCATAGGAGAAGTCATTAGTCTTGTTCTTAATTTCACTAATTTCTTCCTCTCCAATAATTTTTTCATATTTTTCTACTAAAGCATTCTTACGAGCATTTTCAGCGGCAATTACTTGCTCCTGATAATTGCTTAGAGAAGCCTTTAGTTCATTAATAGAATTATTTAGAGTTTCTAACTCAGCTGCATGTGCGCTTTCTAGCTCGGTAATGCGATTTTGAGCAGCTTCATAATTAGTACTTAACTCATTATAATTTGCTTGAAGTTCATCAAATTGTGCTTGTAGTGCTTCAAATTCAGTAGGTTCAGCCGCAGGCTCTTCTTCATCTTCAGCGGGAGTTTCCTCAGCCTCTTCAGCGGGTTCTTCCACGGTCTCAACAACTTCTTCCTCAGCCGCAGGCTCATTGTTTTCAAACTCAGCAGCGGGTTCTTCCACAGGAGTTTCAGCAACTTCCTCTACAACTTCAACTTCAGGCTCTTGATTTTCTAAAGTTGGATCCATAGCTTGTTCTCCTCCTTTTGCATTATTTTCAGCTTCTTCAACTCGCTCTTTCAAAGATGACAAAAGTGAAGAAAACTTATCAAATTGATTTGTATAATTTTCATCATTTTTAGAAAAGAATGATGAAACAGAAAAACAAGGTTCATGCTCACCAATTATACAAAATCCTAACATATTCGCGGTTTTGTATATATAATAGTATTCACCCTATATTTCTCCCCAATCTCCTGTAATGCTATTAGGGTCTAGCTCCATTGATTGATGCTAGCCGGCAATTTTTTGTGCTTCAGAAAAATATTCTGAAAATAGCACTACGGAGAAAATAGCATAATCGCGTGCGACGCCATCGGTATCTGTTAAAGTTTCCCACCCAAGAAAACTCTCAACATAACCATAACCATTGGCTAATGTTGGCCCAGTATGACTAGCCCAAGACTATGTCTCCGGATCAAAAAAGCCAACGACAGGTGTATTGCCACGAGTAGCGCTAGCAATAAGCTGGTCCGCGACAGCATCTGTAATATAAGAGCCGTTGCGATTAGCATACTTAGTAAATACAGCAACTTTTAATCGCCCCATATTAGGTTCTGTATTAGAAATAGCGGTAATTGGTGAGTTCATAACCTAGACATCAAAATAAACTGGTATTTTTCTATCCATAATTATCCCTCTCATCCAGCGGCCGCAATATTAGCCTGGGTTTTTTCCGATTTCTAACCATCGGGAAGTTCAGGGCGACCACCTGTATTATTAGTGTCATCACTTGACTTCTATGTTGTAGTATTTTGCGCTGATGAAGAAGAATTTCCTGTCTATTGGCCAGGAATGCCAGACGTAGTATAAGAAGATTGTAGAGGAACCATCTTAATAGACATTTCAAGAATATCATTCTCAAAGTGCATTAAGCTTAATTGATCACGCTGCTTTACACCCATAGCTACACCCGCAAGCATCTTGGAATAACCATACTGAGCTCCACGGAAATAGACACCTTGCATTTCTTCTCTATTGAATACTGTGATTGGTAAAATCTCAAAGTCAAATGTAAGATTAGTGCGCGCAAACTTATCATTAATATGGAACTTAATCCAAGTCTCATATTCATTTAGATAAGCATTCATTAATGTTTCATCCTTCTTAATAGCATAGTCTAAAGCTGCACTACCATCAGGATTGAATAGAATATGACTACGGCCAAGTGCGTCCCAAGCATTATTCTTGTATTTTTCAATACGGTCTGCAGATTGAGTTGCGGCAGAACTGTCTTGTACATTCTCTAACTTGGCTTCACCGAATGTAGTTAATACATCAACAGTATCTAAGTCTTCCAACATATGCGCTACTGATGCATGAATGTCAGCAACTTCTTCAAGTTCAAATACTAACTAACCATTACTATCAATTGGCATTTGCTCAATTAATAATTTATGTAGCTCATTTTCATCACGCTTTTCTTCTCTCTTTACAGCGTCAGCTAACTTCTTCAATTCAGGAATACTACCAATTAGAGGCGGCACACCGTCAGTGGCAAAACTGAAACATACCCCTCCGCCGCCAGCCTCTATCATCACCCACGGGTCGGTTTGCTTTTTCCCGCGAGTCCATTGCTTCCACGCAACCTAAACAACTGCTGGGAAAGTAGAAACTACTTCATTTCTCACTTTCTCATCTGGAAACTTCATAAAGTAATTTAGATTGAATTCCAAGATATTTAAGTTATTGAAGTCCTTAAAACGAGTGCGGCAATATTGTACTGGTAAATCCTAAATAGTAACCTTATCACCTAAAGTTCTTAAAATCCCATAATATATACCATTGATTAACCATTCAGTAGTAATATGAGATAATGTATTCGGCAAATCTAAGTTCTCAACAAATTCACAAGCTTTGTAGAATGCCTTCATTAACTGAGTCTCTGAACCCTTACCTTCCTGATAAACAGGAATCACAGCAGTGTCATATAGAGGTAAATGAGCTAAGAAATCAATGTTATTCCTATAATTGCTATTAGTTCTATAATAATAACGAGACAACTCACGCAAAGATATTGTATCGCCTGAACGAATAATTTCTTCAATTTCTTCCAAGGAAAAATCTTTTTGAACAGGCTCAGCATTTCTATACCATCCACGATAATAAGAACGATCATTCAATGGCGCCCTTTCAGCTATTAGTCTTCTATAAGATTTAAAATTTCGTTTTTCATCGCCCAAATTACTCACCCCCTCTTACGCGAAGTAAAGAATGTATAATTAGATATGTTCTTTCGTAATTTCTTTTTTGCTGCTTTATCTTCATAATACTTAACTCTATAAAGAGCATATTCCATTGCGGAAAAGCGGTCTTTTTCAATGGACTTAGATATGCGCTCAACTTTAAACTAGTTCTAGACGCCAGTAGGCTTTAGCCGCAAGTTATTGCATTCATCAATTAGTCGAGAAGTCATTTCATAAGGCATTAAATATACTCTTCTATCATAAAGAGACATTTTCTATCCTTTCTTGGTCTTAACTAATTTATCTTTTACAATTCTTTCGCTTGCTAATAAACTTACCGTGCCGTTATTTACTTGAGAAAAGAAATTAGAATGAATAGCATCGTCATTAGATGAACCTGCTTTTATATCATATATAATAGCATTTAGTTCAGGACGAGGTTCTTCTGCTTCTACTTTCATTCCTGCTGGCAAATGATGGTCGTTATTAAAGACATAATATGCGGGAAATTGTTCTCCGGTTTTAGTATCATATGATGGTAAAACCATAGCATCTAATAAACCAATACCGGGGCCATTACCGTCGATTACAATCTCTCGCGGCTAAAATAACGAAATAAGTTTCTTTAATCTGGGAGCCTAATCGGTAATGTAGTTAGCACCGTGGATAACTTCCGTATATACTAAGTTCTTTTTAAAACCATCAGATTGTGGTAATACTTTGAATACCATAATAGCTGTATTTGCCGAATAACGAGCAACGTCTACCCCTATTATATAAAAAGTATTAGGGTTAGGTGGATTCTCCTATGCTTTGCGTTCGCATTTTAATAAAGTACGACGCTTATTAAGTCTGCGGGAATCCAACCACGCATCTTTATTGTTGCCAGTCCAAATTGATAAATTTTCACGCGAGAATGATTCTTCACTTACAGTAGAGGAATAGCGCTGGTCTAATAAGGTTGCTTTATCTAAAAGCCCGTAATGTAAGGGGACCTCATATGATAGGCCCCAAGAAAAATATTCGTTTGGCCGCAAGACAGCATTGATGGTTATTTCTATAAGTTTCTAATACATAAATACTGTGCGTTCGGCGCTAGTAGTGATGAATATCTGAGCAGCAGATGGTTCCTCTGGATTTAAAGTGCCATCCACTTCTCTTCTTTTAATATTCATTTGCGGCACTAGAACTTCGTTATATGGGACTTCTTCAATAAGAGCTGCCTCTTCAAGTATTGCGGCAGTAGCTCTCAAACCACGAGAAGTGTCCTTGGATACAACAGAAATCATTGAACCATTCTTGAACCACAATTCATAGTAGTTGCCGCTAGCCTTTTGACCTGTCTTACCATCTTCAGTTCTAACAGCTAGCTCTTTGCGCAATAAAGGCCAATGTCTAAATATTTCTTCAAACTTAGCTTGTGCGATTTTAATAACTGTTCCTTTTACGTCAGAAGCAATCATTATGGTTGAATTAGGTAGTAAAACCGCACGCACGATAGCGCTCAAGTAAGCAGTAAAAGATTTAGAAGTAGCGCGTGTTGCGGTCCAGAAATGATAACGATAGCGCATTGAAGCACGAAGTGAAATGCGCTAAAAGGGCAATAAATGGAAATGCTTCGCATCATCTGGATCCTATATAGCGTCTAAAAATAAGTCAGGATATAGTAGCCAATAATTTAGATAACTAGTAAAGAGTTCCTAGTTGGCATCTAGGAACTCTCGGGTAAGGACTACTCCTTTTTCAATTGGGATACCATCACGATAGCATAAGTCGGTTCTCTCACTCATTCAAATCACCGGCAAGCTCATCCTCGCCCTCATACTCTATATCGGCAGTATCATCAAACTCAACCGCCTCATTTTCAATTTCTTCCAGCCGCTCGGTCATATTATAACGAGCCTTCTTATCTTCTACTTGTTCAGCAAAGTTGCCTTCATTTATAACTAGCCGCTTCAAGTAGTTCTAAATATTCTACATCATAAAGTCCATTGAATCTTGCGGCTCGGTATGCCATTTGGGGTGCCAACCCTTTTTACCATAATAGACCATAAGTTCACCAACTGACTCAAAGTCGGCCGCATTTTTAGCGTTGTTAGCCTCAAATTTACAATTCTTAATAATGTCTGAAATGGCATCCATATCCTTTTTTACATCTAAGCCTTCACGCATAGTTTTCTTCGCGCGCAAGGTAAGCTCGCAGAGGTCTCGCGCACGCTACTTTAAGATTGGGGTTGAAACATTTTGAGTGGCAATAATCTAGTTATAATAATCCTCCAAGAATAGAAGTTCTTCTTTTGTATAAGAAGGAGACCAATCTTTCTTCAATCTCTTCATTTTTGATTCTGAAATTTTTTCAATTTCGTCGTCTATGGTACCTTCTTCGCGAGCTAGCCGCCAACGTTCATTTTCGTCAGCCCAGCTTATGGCCGCGTATCTATCATCAAGTAAGGTATTGAAATAAGCCGATAGCGTATGATCTTTATGTATCTCATACAACTAAGTCCATTTATTAAGGTCCAGCGGCAAGTCAAGATAGCGGCATAGAGCGTCTACCTCGTTGAGGTTGTCTTGGTGAATTAGGGTTTCTAAACAGCTTGTGCAAATAAGAGAACGATGGCCGGGAAAGAATGGAGATTTTGTTGGCTAAAAGGCATACTCAGGTTTGTCCTGCTTACATTTTAAGCACTTGCGTTTCTTTATTTCGTTGGTCATTTACACTTTGACCTCCTCTTTCAATACGGCGTAGTTTTTCACACTCTTTACAGTTAGAGGAAAAACCGTCCTTTCTGTTTTTGTTACACACGAAAAATAGCTTATGACGTGGTAGCTTGCGGCCGCACGTATAGCATTGCTTTAGCTCCTCTTCAGGGGTTTCGCAAATGAGACGCCACTTTTGGGCTGTCTAAGCTAGTTTTTCGGGTATCTCTTTAGAAAGTATTGTACATAAGTAATTCTCAGTATATTTTAGGCCGTATTTAATCTATAAATTTTCAACAATTTCTCCATAAGGTACTCTATTTATTTTTTGTTCAAGTATGAAGTCGCGCACTTCGGACAAGTGAGCCATTTTGCGATAACGTTCAAAGTCCCATATTAAAGTGCGGCCGTAGGTATCTAGCTTCTCATACAATTGGTCGTAGAGTGGGTCATACCAGTTGAGTAGCGCCTTAATGTGAATGGGGTTCTCCCAATCGAATATATGTTCTCTTACAACCCAGCGCACTTCTTCTTCGCCAGTCCAAGGATTTATGCGTGTTTCATAATCATTTATATCTTTGGATATGTGACTTAGTAGCGCATTATCTACACGCTCTTGCCATTGAGCGCGCGACATCCAGTATACGGAGTCACTAGTCCAATCAACGAATTGTTGCTTGGGGTGATCTATGCCGGGGAAATGGAGTTCGGGTTTATATACATCTTTTAAGTAGTATTGGTGTCGCCGCAAATCAACTAACCAATGCTTTAACTAATAAAGGCGATAATCGTCTTTAATAATGGGGGTTGTGTCGTCGGCGGGCAACTTGTCTTCATTTACCGCAATGGTATGTTCCATACGGTCAATGGAGTCCCAAAGTTCCTTCATGTATGGAATGTTGGAGTCACCTGGATCAATTAGTGCGCCAGTTTTCTTATCATATTTTGGCTTATTAATACAGGGTTTAGGTTTCTTATATACCGATGGTTTATGCCTCTATTCAAGGGTTTGCTGGTCGGCCATTGGGTTCTCCAGTAACTCATCAAGCGATAGCAACTTATCGTCCATAGTTTTAAATGTACTATACCTCTTATTAGAATCTGTAATTTCTTTGCGCTAAACCGTGTTTTGGTTGTTTTCGTCTTTACCATAAAGTATGTAGTTGGCCATTTGTTCAAGTTCGGTGTTACTTGGCACCTTCTCCAAACGGTCAAGTATATCATAGATAGCGGCGGTACGGTCAGTATCGCGCTCTATTGAGTAGTCAAGGGAATACGCTTTTTTCATTGAATTCAACACCTCTTTGCCTATGTAAATTATAACATACGGGGCTTGGCGTTGTCAAGTGTTTGAGTGCTTTATTTTTAAGGCTGATAGGCTTTAAATTTTAAAAAAGTTGGTGGAATTTGGGCACGCCCCCACAGTTAGTCTAAACTAACTTGGTTTTTTCCCGAAAGCTAGCCCCCGGGGCGCTGAAGCTGAAAGCTAGAGCTAGGATTCGATGGATCCGGCTCAAAAATTGTTACAAAAGTGTTACAAAATCGGGTGGGGTGTAGCAATTTTGACCTAATTCGCGGAGACGGGGGTGTGGTCATTTTAAAATTGAAAAAATTTTCCAAAACCACCCTGGGTTTTTCCGTGGGGTGCCCTTCGCCGCGGGACCCCCTGTCCCCATTTGAAAAATAGAAACGCGCAAGCGGGAGTTCCTCCACCGCAGGCACGGCCGCGGGGCCGCGAGCACCGGGGGATTATGGACCGGATCGGGAAAGTGGGCGCTTGTTAAAAATTTAACAAGCGCCTCCACCGCGGTTACTTTAGCGCATTAAAGCGCTAAAGTAATTGTCTCTATTCTTGGATCCGGACGCGAGTTAGTTTAGACTAACTAACTCCTCAGCCTCCACCATTCGCAGGAAAGACGTTAGCGCATTAAAGCGTTAAAGTCCGGATCCTTTAGTGCATTAAAGCGCTAAAGTGGGCGAAGGTCAAAGTCAGTCAAAGTCAGGAAACTTTAGCGCGTTAAAGTGTTAAAGTCCTCCACCTCTTTAGCACTTTAGTGCGCTAAAGTATCCTCCACCGCCGGGCGCACTTTAGCGCGTTAAAGTGCTAAAGGGAGGCGCGCTTTAGCGCGTTAAAGTGTTAAAGCGTCGCCGGATCTTTAATGCATTAAAGCGCGAAAGTCCGGAATTGACAAGAATTTAACAATCACTTTAGCGCATTAAAGTATTGAAGTCGTTATGAAAGTATAACGACTTTAGCGCATTAAAGCGTTGAAGCTAATTTGCGATTTTCAACTTCCGGTGTTTAAGAAAAAGTTAGCCTCCACTAACTGTTATGAAAATATAAGAAAAGGCCGCCGCCTTTAGGCGGTGGCCGCAAGGGCTTTCCGAAGGGACTTTTCGTTTACAAGTTCCGCGCCGTCAAACTTGACTTGCACTTGTTCGCCGTTGATTTCGAGGTCTCCGGCAACCCAGAACGGAGTAGAGTTCTTTTCCCACGGCAGGCCGTTCATTTCCGCCGTGACCCGTTCGAAGTTGTCGCCCGTGTTGTGCTTCGGGTCAGCCGTGAGCAGGTCAGCCGTGCCGATAGCCTTGACCGCGCCCGCCGCGATCAGCGCCGCCTTGGTGGCCTTGTCGAAGCGGATGCGGATTTTCGCCGCGCCGCCGCGCTTGGTGCTTTCATGGTCAAGCCGCAGGGCCGCCGCCGGGATTTCAGCGAAGTAACCGCCGTAGAGGATACCGCGCAGGACGAAGCCGATATAGTAGATGGTGGCGGCGGTCAGTTCGGTGTAGTTGGTGAGCAGGTAGTTCATCATGGTGGTGGTCCCCTTTCCTTTTCTTCGTCTCCATTATACAGCATGCCGGGCAACTTGTCAAGGGGTTTTTGAAACTTTTTTTCGGGATAGTGCGGCGGCATCAGTCGCCGCACATATCCCACGCCCACAGGGTCAGCACCGGGACGGCTTCGCCGAGGACTTCCTCGGTAGCGGTGAGGTCGATGCCGTTTTCCACCGCCCACATGGTGAAGTCGTCGAAGTCCTCTTCATAGCACCGATACAGGGTCATTTCATAGTCAGCGGCATCGTCGAAGTCCTCGGTGGCGTAGACGGTTTCGAAGTATTCGCGGATAGTCATTTTTGAAGTCCCCCTTTTTTCTTCGGTATCTCTACCGTGACTAAAGTATAGCACATAACAGCCGGCCTGTCAAGCACTTTTTTCGCCACCGGGCAAATTTTTTTGCCCGGTCACCGGATCAGCGCCCAGGACCACCAGTAAAAGTCAAAGAAAGTCAAAAATAAAAATGTGCATCCCTGCCGTAGGTCCGAAGGGTTTTCCCTTCATCTGTGCCCATTATACACTATGCCGGCGGATTTGTCAAGTACTTTTTTCTCCGCAGGACTTGCGGCCGCAGGCTCTTACGCTTGCGTATCTGTGTGCTAATAAAGAATGATTAGCTTATGTCAATTACTCTTTAACCAGTGCAGCGAGTTAGTTATGACTAACCATATTACTATAAAAAAAGAACCTTTACAGGTTCTTCAACACTTCCATAATATAGCAAGGTTCATAGGCTTTTCCGTTCTTCCATGCGTTGCGGTTCTGCTTTTCATCATCGAACAAAATAGCATCATCAGCACCACACACAGACCACTTATTCACGCCATACGACACAATCAGCACGTTATCAAAGCGGACACTTGCGAGATGCTTTGCAAGCCACGCACGCTTTGCGGCAATAACAGCATCGTCATAATCAGCGGTGCTATTCTTGCTCAACCAACTAATCACAATCAGCTTATGGCCTTGCGCTTGCAGACTGTTCAGCTTGCGCGCAAGCGCAGACAGATTGCACAGAGGCTTTGCGGCTTTATAAGGATAAGGGTCAGAAGCAAGCAGATAGTTAAGCCAATTGGCAACACCATACAGATTAGCAATGGTTCCGTCAAGGTCGAAGCAAATAGTCATCAGTAGCACTTCCTTTCTTACAGCTTTATTATACAGGATAAAAAGCAAATTGTCAATAGGCAAATAAGAAAAAAAGGTATTGACATTCATACTCTTATGTGCTATACTTTAGTGGGAGAGTGAGATATATAGTTAGTTATGACTAACTATTTTGCCGGCTTTATAGATCCGGAAGGAGTTAGTTATAACTAACTCATATTATCGGTCTCTCCTCCACCATCCCTATTATAAGCGATAATGTCAAGAATGTCAAGCCTTTTTCGCAGAAAGTTATCCACAGATTTATCCACAACAAGTCACCTTGTGGATAAAGTTATCCACAAGTATAAGATAAAGGAAAAGGGCTTTCGCCCTTTGTTATTTAGCCCAAGGATAGAATTCATGGCATGGAGGGCTTTTCAGCCCTCCAAAATCTCCTTGCGGGTTTCTTCATCCTGTCGCAGGAAGGTATAGAGCAAATGCTTATTATCTTTCACAGACGCGGGCACTTCCACGATGCAGCAATTTTTCTGCGCAACAGGCCGCATCATGTTATAATGCCGAATAGCGGTCATCTTGTTAACCCACACCATGCCATTATGAGCAAGGGTCAGCTCTCCGTGCCGCTGATGATTATAGCGCGCGATTGTCCACATAGTCTCCATTTTGTATCCTCCTCTTGTGGTGGCTTACGCCCTCCCCACAATCTTATTATAGCAGATTCGTCCGGTTTTGTCAAGCACTTTTTTCAGCCCGCGGCGGTTAGGCCGCGGGGTTTTCCACAGGAAGGCCATCCACCATGTCGGCGACCTCGCGGGCACGCTCGGCAGTATCATAGGCCCCGTAGAACCACAGGTCGCCCTCGACCTCACGGACAACCCACCAGCGGCGGCGGGCGGCGTAGGTGGGAACGTTGCGGACGGTTTCGATAGTCATCATTTTTGTGGCCTCCGGTTTTTGTATTCGGTATCTCTACCGTGATTAGAATATACCACAGATCAGCCGATTTGTCAATAGGTTTTTTCGATTTTTTTCGACTTTTTTTTGATGAGTAGAAAATTGCCCCCGCGGGTCATCCTCCACAAACCCAGACTCCAAGCGCGCCGGATCCACCCCACAAACCGAGGTTTTATGCGATCCGGATCCAGGCCTCGCAGGTGGTGGTGGAGGGCTTTTCAGCCCTCCACCGGCCGCAGGCCGCAGGCTTTACGCCTGCAGGCCGAGGGCCTTGGCCTGCCGCAGGACGTCCCGCTTGGCCTCGGCCGCAGCGTTCTTCTCGCGACGCCACACAGTGTAGTCATCGGCCATTTCGGCGAGGAAGTCGGCCTCGGCGATTTCGGCAAGGGCTTTGCGGAGGTCTTCCGCGGTGTTGATGGTGTAGTGCTTCATTTTGAAGCCCCCTTTCCTTTTCTGTGATTAAAGTATAGCACGATTTGCCGGTTTTGTCAAGTACTTTTTGAAAAATTTTTTTCGGCGGGGAGGGTCAGCCCTCGGGCTGACCCTCCTCGGCCTTGGCCTCCTCGGCCTCGGCCTCGCGCTCGAGCGCGTCGAGCATCGCGTCGATGAGGAGGTCGCGGGCGCGGCCGTGGGGGTTCGGGGTGGTGTAGGTGATAGTCATCGTGGTGACCCTCCTTCGTTCTTTCTGAGGCTATTATAGCACAGGCCGGGCAGGTTGTCAAGCCCTTTTTTTGATTTTTTCAAAAATTTTTTTCGCCGCAGGAATCGTGATGAATCCATAACGAAAATACCCCAGTTAGTTATAACTAACTCGCCGAATCCAGATCCGGACAAAAAGGGGAGGAGGGCGTCAGCCCTCCTCCTCAGTCTCCTCCTCGGCCTCCCGCTCGGCCTCCTCGGCCAGCTCCCGCCGAAGCTCTTCCATCCCGAAGTAGCGGTCCTCGTACACTTCCCAATCCAGCATTGCGGTGTCCTCCTTTTCTTTCGGGGTTCCTCCCCGTGACTATATGATAGCACAGCCGGCGGGATTTGTCAAGAGGTTTGGAGGACTTTTTTTCAAGTCCCCCAAACCTCCTCATTCGTCTCCTCCACATAGATGCAAGCATCATCATCAAAGCCACACAGCACAATCACCGCATCCTCGTCATACTTCGCCAGCAGTTCCCGCAGTTCCTGAACCGTCATCTTCGTTGCCATTTTTGTAGCCTCCTTTTCTCTTTCCCCTTGGTACAGTCTCATTATAGCACCGATTGCGGGATTTGTCAAGCCCTTTTTGAAACTTTTTTTCGGCCGGACAGGAAGACCGCTTTAGCGGTCTCCCCATTCCTCCTCACTCACGTCCCACACGTAGACGTTGCCCTCCACCTCCAGCCAGAAGCACAGCACGCCATCCGCGTCCTCATCGAGCCAGCCCTCGGCCGTGGTAGCCTTCTGGATACCAAGCGCATAGCCACCCCACACAGCACCCGTAAGCAAAACCACAACCACGACCACGATTGCCACTTTTTTACCCATTTTGAAATCCTCACTTTCTGCCCTATCGGGGCACTTTCATTGTATCACATCACGCGCCGCTTGTCAAGAGGTTTTGCGCCCGCGGCCTTAGCCGCGGGGCACGGTGACGCGGGCCACCACCTTGCGCACCTCCCACACCTTGCCGCTCAGCGCGGTGCGGACGCGCGCGGCCTCCACGGCCTTAGCCTCGGTCATATAGACCTCGCCGCCGATGAGGTTGCCACAGTAGATACGGAAGTAAGTCAGCATTTGGATTGCCCCTTTCTCTTGGTGTGATTTTATTATAGCATAGGTGAAACGATTTGTCAAGAGGTTTTTTCGCGGTGGAGGTGGGAAAGCCTACTCTACCTCTCTACGGAGTTACCCTCGGCTACTGTGGGTGCCCTCTTCCTCGCCCCTCCACCACTTCCCGCGGCGGGGCTACCTCCGCGGGCGTGTAGCGTGTTTTTTGCGGCCCTCGCACGTCAGCCTTGCGGCTGTGGCTTTAGGTGTGCTACCCTCACCCTCTGACAGTATATTACCACAGACCGCCCCGAATGTCAAGCCCTTTTTGAAATTTTGTCCCGGAAATTTTTTCGGCCGCAGGAAGCCCAGGCGCTTTAGCGCATTAAAGTGTGAGGATCCGGCGACCGGTTAGTCCAGGCTAACTCTGCCGGCACGCGGGTTTTTTATGACTAACCGCATTGTTATAAAAAAAGAACGGGTTTGACCTCACAGGTCAAACCCGAAGTTGTCCTCCGCGCGGGCGCCGTCCACGAGGGCGCGGTACTCGGCGATGGTCTCGGCGGTCTCGCCGCGCTCGGCCATGTTGAAAGCCTCCACGGTGTGGGGGTCTTCAAGTCCCCAGTTGGTAGCGATGGCGTCCAGAATCTCGTTCACGGTCATTTTGATGACCTCCTTTCTATGGTTAGAGTATAGCACAGGTTGTCCGGTTTGTCAATAGGTTTTTGAAACTTTTTTCGCCGATGGTGGAGGTCTTAGAAGACCTCCACCGCGAGGCCGTCCACCATCGCGGCCACCTCGCGAGCGCGGGCGAGCGTGTCATACGCGCCATAGAACCAGTATTCGCCATCCACCTCGCGCACCACCCAGCAGGGATGACCGTAGGCGTAGGTCGGGACGTTGCGGACTTCTTCGATGTTCAGCATTTGCGTTTCCTCCTTGCTTCTCTTTACAGTCTTATTATAGCGCATTGCGGCCGGTTTGTCAAGGGGGTTGGGAAACTTTTTTCAAGTCCCCCAGACCTCTTCATTCGTCTCTTCTACATAGATACAGGCGTCATCATCGAAACCGCACAGCACCACGACCGTATCGCCATCATACTTCGCCAGCAGTTCCATCAGTTCCTGAACCGTCATCTTCTTCGTCATTTTCGTTTCCTCCTCTGTGTAGGACTCTTGCCCTTTCCACGGTCTTATTGTAGCACATCCCATCCGGTTTGTCAAGAGGTTTTTTTGTTTTGCGGCTTGTTTTTTTTTGGCCTCACCTGCGGGGACCGCGTTCGCAATTCCACACCCGCAAGGTTCATCGGCCTTACTCTACTCCATTGGCCTATCCCCTTTCCACGGTCTCATTGTATCACAAGTTAGCCGATTTGTCAAGCTCTTTTTGCAAGTTTTTCAAAAACTTTTTTCGGCCGAGCACCAGGACAACATACCCCGATTAGTTATAACTAATCGCCGATCCGGATCAGTTAGTCATAACTAACTTTTGTGCCGGCATAAAAAACGGCGCCGGTGGATCCGGCGCCGGGGTGGAGGCTCAGGCCTCCACCCAGTCGCGGGACACGACCACGCCGCCGATGTCCCACGCCGCGGCCTGCGCGGCCTCGCGGGAGTCCCAGGACCCCCAGAACCACAGCTCGCCATCGACCTTGCGGGTGACAATCCAAGCGCGGAGGGTGCGGGGCAGGTTGTTAATGTGAGTCATTTTCGTTTCCTCCTTTATCTTCCGGGGTTCCTCCCGGTGACTATATATTAGCACATCCTCAGTCATTTGTCAAGCACTATTTCAAATTTTCTTCCGGGAAATTTTGCCCGGCTTACTGTTCAGCAGTAAGCCAGGGCCATATCCCGCCACCGCAGGACGGAAATCTGATTGCACTTGCGGCCGATTTCCATGGCCTCGCGGCGAGTGTTCACGCGGCGGGACTTGTCGATGTAATACACCCCGCCCGAGTACCACACGCCGCAAGTGCCGCCGTACACCTTCACAGCGTCCATAGCCTCGCGCGCGGTCTTGCACTCGACGCCTTCGGTGGCAACCTGCCAGCCGCTTTTGTAGGTGATGGGCTTGCCGCCCTTCAGAGTGAGGCCGTCATTCTCGCCCAGCTTGCGGATGGTGCGGATGTTAATCATCGTGTGATGCTCCCTTCTCTTGTTTACAGATAGAGTATACCACAGCCCCGGCCATTTGTCAAGCCCTTTTTGAAATTTTTTTGCCCGGATCTTTTTGCCGGCACGGCGGGAGGGCTTAGCCCTCCCACCAGTCGGGGTCGACCTCGTAGGGGTCTTCCTGCTGAGCCTCGGCCCAGGCGGCGGCGTCCTCCAGGGCCTCCGCGTCCAGTTCCTCGCGCTCCTCGTCGGTGATTTCCGCCCAGTAGATGTCGTCCCAAGTGTTCAGCATTTTCGTTTCCTCCTTCTCTTTGGTACATCTTGATTATAGCAGATAGCCGGAGATTTGTCAAGGGGTTTTTCAGATTTTTTTCGGAAATTTTTTCGACCCCTCACAAACCCAGATTCCAGGCGGCCCGGATTCCAAGTGGGTCAAAATGTATGCATGTCCACGCGGGCGGGATGGACGTTACACGCCCATCACCCGCAGGAGGTAGTCCTGCACCTCCTGCCGCAGGTAGGCCAAGCAGGCCTCCCACGTGCCGCGGGCCTCCACGGCGAACGTGTCGCCGTACCAGTGGCGGACCTCGTAGAGGTCCCCGCGCACCCGCGCGAGCGTGGTGCCGAAGGTGGCCGCGGTGCCCAGGATGTATTCATTCGTCATAGTGGTGGCCTCCTGTTCTTTTCTACGGTCTCATTATAGCACAAGACCCGGCTATTGTCAAGCCCTTTTTTTAATTTCCCTATGCCTGGGCCGCAACCTCCACCGCCAGGCACCGCCGAGTCCTGGCCCAGGGCCGCCCCGGCAAAACCGCCGGCGAAAAAATTTTTTTTCAAAAACCCCTTGACAAATCCGCAAAGTGTGGTATACTATACTCAGATGAGGGACAGAGAGCCGTCGGACCCACGGCGAGGCTGCCTATCTTTTTTGAAAGTCAAAGAAAATCAAATTTTCTTGGATCCGGATCCCAGTTAGTTATGACTAACCGAGTTAGTTGAGACTAACTAGAGTTAGTTATGACTAACCGAGTTAGTTACCGCTAACTATTTTGCCGGCATTGCCTCGCCTGGCGAGGTACCTCACGTGCCGAGGTACCTCACGCTTTAGCGCACTAAAGTGTGAAAGTGTTACGAAAGTGTTACGGAAGTATTACGAAAAGTTCATAGAATCTTAACAGAATCTTAACAAAAAAGGGCTTGACAAAACTGGCCGGAGGGCTTATAATCTAAGCGTACCAAGGGAAAAGAAAAGGAGGCCACCCCGATGATGAACCGCGACGAAATGCTCCGCACCTACAACGCGCATAGCGCGGCCGACGCCTACGTGCTCGGCTTTGCCTTCCACGGCGAGCTCTTCGCCATCGAGCTGCCCGAGCTGCCCGACGCCGTGCTGAAGCTGGACCACGCTTCCAGCAAGCGCGGCGGTCAGGCCAAGATCCGCGTGCGGGTGGCCAAGGCCGAGAAGCTGGCCCTGATCGCCATGGGCGCGGCCGTGATCGGCAAGGTGGAAGACCTCGAAGCTGACCCCCACCACAACCGGGGCGAGAACTTCGAGCGCATCGTGACCGAGCTGAACGGCCAGCGCTGGACCAAGGACAGCGTGCCCTTCTGGGTGGCGGGTGACCTGAACCTGAACGGGCGGGAGCTCCAGATCAAGCTCGACGGCGCCGAGCTGACCAACGAAAAGACCCTCGCGGGGCTGGTGGCGTGAGCCACCTCCACCCACGGGGGCTGTTGGCGTGTGGATCCGGATCCACCAGGTGGGGGCTCGCGCCAGGAAGCTCGTAGGAGCTCGTGCCGGCAAAGCTCCAAGGGAGCTCATGAGCCAGGCCTGGGAGCTAGGAGCTCGCAATGGGAGCTCGGGAGCTAGGAGCTAAGCGATCCGGGAGTTAGTTATGACTAACCGAGGTATCGGGAGCTACGAAAAAAATTTTCGTTGCCGGCAAAAAACCTCTTGACAAACAGGCCGGGGTGTGGTAACATATAGTCACAGGGAAGCCCCTGACACACGAAGGAGGACACCACGATGATGACTTACGAGCAGATGGTTACCGCCCACAACACCCTCTCCGCCGCGACCCTCTACAACATCGGCTTCATCTTCCACCACACCCTCTACGGCATCGACCTGCGGCACATCCCCGCCGAGTGCCTGAAGCTTGACCGGGCTTCTTCCAAGCGGGGCGGCGCTCAGCGCATCCGGGTGCGGCTTTCCAAGGCGGTCAAGATGGCGCTCATCGCGATGGGTGCTGAGGCCATCGGCCCCGAGACCCTGCTTGACGGCGATGACCGCTACAACAAGGGCGAACGGTACGAGCGCATCGTCACCGAGCGCGCGGGTCAGGTGTGGGTGAAAGATTCCGTGCCCTTCAACGTGGCGGGCGACCTCTTCCACAACGGCGAACAGATTCAAATCAAGCTTGACGGCGCGACCCTCGTTGAGGAAAAGACCCTTGTGCGGCTTCTCGCCACAGCGTGACCGCACAACGCGCCGGCACAAAACGTGCCGGCATATTTTTCTGCCGGCGGCCGAGTTAGTTATAACTAACCGCCGCAGATTGTTAAAAACTTAACAAACTTTTTTCGCCCTGGGTACTTGACAAAAGCGGAATTTTGACTATAATAGATAGTGTCAGGAGGACATAGGAGCACCTCTGATAGGGTCTGTGGGGTCGGGACTGCTCCCCCAAATGCGTTGCGCGCGAACGCCGCTTCACAGAACCGTAACAAAAATTCCACAGAAAAAACACTTGACAAGGTGCAAAAGCTGTGGTATAATCAAGATGTAAAGAGGACAAGGAAAAGTCCTAAAAACCAGAAAGGGTTTCAATATGCGTAAGTCCACGATGCAGTCCCTCGTTTCCTACCTCGAGAATGTGCCCGAGATGGCTGACGCCCGTGCGGAGCTGGTGCGGGAGCTGAACCGCGGAGCTGAGAAGGCCGCGGCCAATCGGGAGCTGTACGAGTCCGCTCGCGAGCTGGTGCTCGGGCAGCTGGAGCTGGCCACCGAGGGCGCGACCCTCGCGGAGCTGGTGGAGAGCTGCGGCGATGCTCTGCCCGCTGGGATGACCAAGGGCAAGGTGCAGTACGCTCTGCTCCACTACTGGAACGACGCAGTGAGCGTCGAGCAGACCAAGGGTGGTAATGTCTATCGCCTGCGGTGACGCGCTGGGAGCTGCCCCTCACGGGGCAGCTTTTTATTTGCGCGGATCCAATCGTTATATAGTTATAACTAACTTTCGTGCCGGCGGCCGCGATCGTTATGAATACATAACTACCTGGATCCGGCGCATAATTATGCAGAAAAATTTATAAATATTCATAGGAAAAAATACTTGACAAATTTCAAATTTTGAGTATAATAATAAGTGTCAGGTAGGGAAGTTCACGATGAGCCCTCGGGTTCAACGCCAATCGTGGTAAAAGGTGAATGCGATAAAAGCCAACTTCCCTCTTGACAAGCTCTTCACTCTATGGTATAATCAAGACATAAGAGAACGACACTCTTAAAAACGAGAAAGGGGTACACCTATGGCTATGACTAAGACCGCTCTTGAAACCGCTCTCCGCACCGCTTTCCTGTCCAAGCTGACCGAAGCCCTTGCTGATGAGGAAGTCCTGCGCGTGGGCTCCAACGAGATTGCTATCCCCTGTGTCGATGCTGAGGGCAACGATGCGTGGGTGGTGGTGAAGGTCTCCACGCCGCGTGGAACGCGCAATGGCGAGGGTGGCTACGATGCCTACGATGGCTACGCGGCCGCGGATGACTACGCTATCGACTGCGCCGAGAAGGCCGAGAAGCGCAAGGTCGCGGACGAGAAGAAGGCCGCGAAGATCGCGGCTGACGCCAAGCGGCGCGCCGAGAAGGCCGCGAAGAAGGCCGAAGCCGAAGCCGCGAAGGCCGAAAAGGATGGGGAGTAATCTCCCCATTTTTTGATGGCTAGGAGTTAGTCATAACTAACTCCGCCGGCCGCAAAGTTAGGCTTGACAAACTCCAGCAATCGTGGTAAAATCATAATTGAAAAGAGGAAGGACACCTCCCAAACCAGAAAGGACATTTCATTTTATGGGTAACAAAATGGTCATCGACACGGAAACCGCCAACACTCCCAAAATTGAGGGGAAGTTGTTCTCCAACGATGGGCAAGTCTATGATGCTTGTTTCCGCGTCATCAATGACGAAGGCGAGACCCTTGAAGTTGTGCCCGTTATCAATCGCGATGTTTTCATTTCAATGCCCGAGGCGATGAGCGAGGCATATTTCGCCGCGAAAATCCCGCAATACTGGCGCGACATTTGGAACAAAAAGTACACGGTCACGGACAGTTGGGGAATGTTTCAAATCTTCCGCACCCTCTGCCGCAAGTGGAATGTTGAGGCAATTATTGCCCATAACGCACCCTTCGACATTCGCGTTTTGAATGCGACTATGCGGTATCAGACCAAGAGTAAAAAACGGTACTTTCTCCCGTATGGTATGCCCGTGATTGATACCATGCGGATGGCGCAGGCTACCATTTGTAAGTCCCCCGATTATGTGGAGTTTTGTAAGCAAAATGGCCTGATGACCAACCACTCCACCCCGAGACCGCGCGCGACCGCGGAAGCAATTTGGCAGTTTCTTACCAGTAATTTGGATTTCACCGAGGAGCATACTGGCGTGGGTGATACAGAGATCGAAGCCCAAATCTATGCCGCGTGTCTCCGTTGGAATGGGTAATTTCATACCCATTCCTTTTGTGCCGGCGCAAAATTTTCTACAATTTCCCTCTTGACAACCAACCCCTTTTATGGTAGAATCAAAGTGTACCAAGAAAGGAGATGACCCCGATGAAGGTAATCTATCAATACACTTTCGGCGATGGATTGGTAATGGAATTCGCAGAAGAAATGCCCTTTACCCTTTTGAAACTCGCGGTTGACTATCACAAGGGACTCATCAAGTGCAAGAAGATTGTGATTATGGAGGTTGAGTAAAATGAACAAGCACAACAAGGTCAAGTCCAATGTGGAAATCATCCGCTCTATCCGCGGCGATTGGGGCGCGATTTCCCCCGTGACCAAGGTCATCGGTGACAAGCGGCGGAAGAAGAAGGACGCGGAAGCGCGGCGCCAGATTCGCGCGTACAAGGGCTAAGTTAGGGCAACCTAACTTTGCCGGCGCGGTTAGCCCTGGCTAACCGCCGCAGATTGACAAAAACTTGTCAATCTTTTTTTTGCCAACCTATTGACAGGAGTCTAATTTTGAGTATAATAGAATATGTCAGGAGGAGATAGGGAGCCCACCCCGAGGGGAGCGACCCTCCACCCCGAAAAAAAGTTTCCCAAACCCCTTGACAAACACCGCAAGGTGTGGTACAATCAAGATGTCCTCAAGAGGAGGGCACACAAAAGAGTGCGGAACGACACCGCGTTAACAAACGAGAAAGGAAGGTCTATATGACTAAGGCTACTCTGTCTGCTCTGGTTTCCATCGTGGTTGACTCTGACGTGGAGGACAAGGACGCGATTCTCACGGAACTGAACAAGGAACTCCATCGCGGTGACGCCGTGAAGGCCGAGAAGGCGCAGACGTATGACAGCGCGTGGGAGTCCGTGCGCGAGATTCTCGCCACCGCGTCCAATGGTGCGACCGTGGCCGAGATTTTCGACAGTCTCGGTGAGGGCGTGCTGACCAAGGGTCAGCTCACCTACGCCCTCGGCCACCAGTGGGCTGACCTCGTGGTCAAGACCACTGGCAAGGTGAACACCTACGCCCTCAAGGCGTAAGGCTCACCCCTCCCGAATGCCACCCCTATGGGGTGGCATTTCATTTTGATTTCATAATAGTTAGTTAGTCATAACTAACTCGGCCGGCATTTTATTTCGTGCCGGCGCAAAATTTCCCCTGGCAAAATTGCAAAAACCTCTTGACATCCAAACCCCTTTGCGGTATAATCAAGATGTACCAAATGAAAGGGGTTATCAAGATGAAGAACGATTACGAAGTCCGCGCCGCTAAGTTCGCCCCCATCCTCGTCCGCCTGTTCGCCGCGTGCGCGACCCTCGCTGATTTCGAGGACGCCATCTGCGAGTACAATTCTACCCACAGCATCCAGCTTCACTATGCTCACGGCGTGTCCCGCATCGCCATCCTGCGCGCGGATTATGTCATCAAGTTTGACCTTGTGCCCGAAGAGAGTTGGACGAACGATGATGGCACTTGCCGCGCGGGTGATAACTCCACCGAGGCCGAAGTCTATGCCCGCGCCGAGCGTGAGGGCTATGCCTATCTGCTTGCCAAGACTACTGTGCTCCATATCGGTGGACGTTGCGTGTCCATTATGCCGCGCGTCGATGGCGTCGATGATTGGCATCGGTATTGGGGTGACTATGTGACCGATGAGGAATACGACTGGCTCGACTGGAACATCCACGACATCCACGAGGGCAATGTTGGCTACCGCAAGGGCAAGCCCGTAGTCATCGACTACGGATGGGATGGGAATATGTATTAATATTCCCATTTCGTTTTGCCGGCGCGAAAATTTCCCTGGCGAAACGCGAAAAAACCTCTTGACAAAACCCCTCCCCTATGATAAAATTAAGTTGTACCAAGCGAAAGGAGCAAGGCAAAATGAAGGAACTGTATCTCGTATTCGATGGCGAAGTTGCGAATTGCCCCAAGGATGAGAAGGGTCAGCTTGACCTCACGAGCGGTCAGGTGTATGACAGCGGTTGGGCTATCGTAGATAATGAAGGTCGCGTGTATTGCGAACGTTCGTTCGTCAATAGTGATGTCTTCTACGGTATGCCGCAGGCTATGGGCGAAGCGTTCTTCGCGGACAAGATTCCGCAATACAAGCAGGACATCCGCGAGGGCAAGCGCATTGTCCGCAACACGTGGGGCATTTGGCGTCAGCTTCGGCAGGATTGCGAGGACTACAAGGTCAAGGCCATCATCGCCCACAATGCGCGGTTTGATGTGCGGACGATGAACACCACGATGCGCTATCAGACCAAGAGCAAGCGGCGTTACTTCTTCCCCTATGGTATGCCTGTGTGGGACACGATGAAGATGGCCGCGGACACTATCTGCAAGCGTGCCGACTATGTGGCCTTCTGTGAGGAACACGACTATATGACCAAGCACAAGGTGCCGCAGGTGCGCAAGACTGCCGAGATTCTGTGGCGTTTCCTCACTGGTGACGATGACTTCGCCGAGTCGCATACTGGCCTTGAGGATGTCAAGATTGAAGCACAGATTTTCGCGGCGTGCGTGCGGATGCACAAGGCGATGGAACGTGATGCGGAACTTGAACCCGATGACATCGAACAGCGGTGGGCTCTTTGAGCCCGCCGTTTTCGCGCCGGCATAAAAAATTAGGCTTGACTAACTCAACACTATGCGGTATAATAAGGGTGTAAAGAAGAGGAGGAATTCCAATGTTCAAGATTGAGTATGAGTACAATGGCCGCACTATGACTTTCGATTTCATTTTCCATAGCTTTTGGGCCGCAAGCCTTAAGGCGCGTGACATCTCTAACGCCTTCCACACCAACGCCTATGTGTACAACCTTCACACGGGCGTCTATGTGGCGCATTACTGGGGCGATTGACCCAGTTTTGCCGGCGCAAAAGTTAGGCTTGACTAACTCCTGGGTTTCGTGATACAATAAGGGTGAAAGGAAGGTGCTAAGAATGAAGGTTTATCTCCGTAATTGCAAAGGACAGCAGACAATCCGTGAACTGAAACTGAGTCAAATTGTACGCATTTGGTTGTATCAAATGGTTCACGTGCGGAAAGAAGAGCGTTGCATTATGAAAATTCTTTTCTAAAAACTCTTGACAAAACTCAAATCATCGTGTATAATAAAAATACTCCAAGAGGGAGTAGAAAGGATGACAACGATGACGATTTGGTTCGATATGGATGGCACGATTGCTGACCTCTATGGCGTGGATGGATGGCTTGACAACCTCATCAACGAGAACACCCGCCCCTATGATGAAGCGAAGCCGCTTGTGAACATGGCACACCTTGCGCGGCTTCTCCACAAGGCGCAGGCGAATGGTTATGAAATCGGTATCATCTCGTGGACTTCCCGCGGTGGCTCTGACCTCTACAATGGCGAGGTTGCCCTTGCTAAAATGGTATGGCTTCATAAGCATCTGCCCTCTGTGGAATGGGATGCCATCAAGATTGTGGCCTATGGCACGAACAAGCGCACCGCGTGTGGTGGTGGCATCCTGTTCGATGACGAAGAGCCGAACCGCAAGGCGTGGGGCGAAGGTGCTTTCACCCCTGACGAAATCATCCGCGTGCTGAAGGGTATCTAATTACCCTTTTTTCGTGCCGGCGCGGCAGTTAGTTATGACTATATAACGAATCAGCCCTGGCGATTGTCAAAAATTTGTCAAAGAAAATTTGAAAAAATGCTTGACAGAAATCAAAATTGGAGTATAATTAATATTGTCAGGAGGGGACAGGGACACCACCCACGGAGGGCAAACCTCCGAGGCCGAAAAAAGTTCCGCGACCTCTTGACAGAGCGTCACACCCTGTGCTATAATAGGACTGTAAGAAGGAGATGATACCCTTGGAGTAGAGAAAGGCCGCTAGCCGCGGATGGTGCGGAATTGCCAAAGCGCTTCCCTACCGCGTAGGCCGCAAAGAAGAGCGCAAAATTTCCTCCGAAAAACCCTTGACAAACACCACAGGATGTGGTACAATAAAGATGTTCCAAGAGGGAACACGAAAACGATCGGGAAGGAAAACCCAACCAAACCAGAAAGGATGTGCCCTATGAAGGTTTCCACTCTGTCCGCTGTGTACAATGCCCTGACCAACTACGGCTATGCCGATGAGACCGTGATGGCTGACCTGTACGCCGAGATTCACAAGGGCGACAAGGTCAAGGCCGAAAAGGCCGCGCTGTATGAGGATGCCAAGCCCATCGTCTTCGGCGTCTTCGCCCTGACTGACAAGCCCCTGACCGTGGCTGAGATTTGGGAGAACATCGAGGGCAATGTCCCCGAGGGCTTCACCAAGTCCAAGCTGTCTTACGCCCTGACCCACAACTGGGCCGATGAGGTCGTGAAGGTCACGGGCAAGACCAACGCCTACACCAAGGCGTGACCCTCTATGGGAGGGCGCAAGCCCTCCCACCTCTTACCCCATTGGCTCAATGGTAGAGCAACTGACTCTTAATCAGTGGGTTGCGGGTTCGAGTCCCGTGTGGGGTACCAGTGCCGCCTTAGGTGCGGCTTTTTATTTATCGCAAAATTAGTTATATAGTTATAACTAACTCGCGGCCGGCACAAAATTAGGCTTGACTAACCAGGAGTTATGTGTTATAATAAGGGTGTCAAGAGGGAGAGAACCCCACCGCAAAAGGATGAGCGGGTGGCCCCGATTGGGTGGCGGACTCCAAAAAAGTCTTGACAAAAATCAAAAATTGATGTATAATGTAGAGGAAGAAAGGGGAAGAGACTATGACTAATGTGTATGTGCTCACCAACGAAACCGATGGCAATTCTGTGATTGGCGTCTACTCCACGATGAAGAAGGCCATCAATGCCCTCTTCAACGCCGCGGAGACCCTTGAGGTCGTTAGCTCTTGTATGGAGTCTGTGGGCGTGCGCTTCGTGTTCCTCGCGGGGACTGTCCCTGTGCGCTACTACATCGAAGAGGTCGAACTCGATGAGACCCTCTTCCTGCAGAAGAGCGACCTCTATTGATAAGGAGCGATGAAGATGACCAAACTTCAAGCAGTCCGCAAGTTTGCTAATGCTGTGGCACAGCAGAAGGTTGTCATTGCGCGCAATCACATCACCAAAAATTGGGCAATGTCACAGGATGAATTGCGTATGCTCACGCCCACGAATTTCAACTATGAACCCGATGAAGGTGATGAAGCCTTCCGCATCGACTTTACCCATCGGTATGCCCCCGCTAATGAATTGATGGACATCACCATCACTATTCTCCACGAAATCGGTCACTATTTTACCCGCTTTGACTATGATGCGGATGAAGATTACCACTTACGGCGTGCGGCCGCGAATATGAGTGAATATCTCCGCATTCCGTGTGAGCGTCTCGCTACTGATTGGGCGATTGCGTGGCTTCATGACCTTGAGCATTGGGCCATTGCTAAGCAATTTGAAGCGGACTTTATGGGTAAGTAATTGCCCATATTTTCTGCCGGCGCGCTTGTGAAAAACTTAACAAAGAAAAATGCACAAAGCCCTTGACAATCACAAACCGATGGTGTATAATCTAACTGTAATCAAGGGAAGGACACCCTACAAACCGAAAGGAGAATCTCTATGGCGAAGATGAGCAAGCCTCAGGTGGATGCAGAACTGCGGGCGCGTGTGTTCAATGACCTCATCGAAGGTGCGGATACTGCTCTCCAGTATTGGCACATCAACGACCGCCAGTATGGCGCTCTGCTGAAGGACGCGAATGGCGAACAGCGGTATGTCCGTATCGGTGTCATCGTGGCGGAACAGCGCGAGGATATGACTGCCGAGGAACTGATGGAGTCCGAGGTCAATGCGTATCGCGCCAAGCAGGAGGCCAAGGCCGAAAAGGCCAAGGCCAAAGAGGAAAAGATTGCCCGCGACAAAGCGCGGCGCGAGGCCAAGGAAAAGGAGGCGCAGGAAAATGTCGAAGGATGAGATGGTTTGCCCCAAGTGCGGGAGCGAGGACTATGAGATTGGGGACTACGGCGAGAACTTCAACGATGAAGACTACTACTCCCGTTGGTGGCTCTGTCGTTGCGGAAAGTGCGGCTACTGCTATGAGGTGGAAAAGATTTACAATCTTGTCCGCACTCTGGTGAATGGGAACTAATGTTCCCATTCGCCGCCGGCAAATTAGGCTTGACTAACTCGTCAAGATGGTATATAATAAGGGTGAAAATAAGGAAAGGAAAATCCTAAACACCAGAAAGGATGATGAAGTATGAACCCGAATCGCCCTATCATTTGCAACATTCACAACTATGAGGATATGAGCGTTGAGGAAATCAATGCTCTGATTGACGGACTGTGTGGTCTGCGGCAGAATAAGCTTTCTGAAACAGCAGATAAGCACGCAGAGAGATTGAGCAATCTCATTTGCGACATTATGGACGATGGCTTTGTAGTCTATTGTAATGGAAACCAAATTGAGCCTTGTGACCTTGATGTGCGTATTGATTAAGGGGTAATAAATTACCCCTTATTTTCGCCGGCAAGAAAATTAGGCTTGACTAACTATCTGTCTTATGATATAATCAAACTGTAAAAAGAAATAATCAAGGAGGAATCACGATGGACGAATTTGAGATAAGTATGCGCATTGCTGAACTGGAAGACGAACTTGACCAGTTGCGTCTTGAAAATGACTCTTTGCGCCAGCGGCTTTGCGACAAGAAGTATCGGTATCAAATGATTACGGTATATGGCCAAGCCAGCAAGGTCGAAAGGAGCAACGACATTTCTATCTTGCTTCAAGCCGCATCCATCTATCTGTACGACCGCGACTGTACTATGCTTTCTATCTATGATTTCAAGGAAGGCCGCGACATCTTTAACTACAGCCGTTAAGGTGCCGGCCAAAAATTAGGCTTGACTAACTACCCTCTGTGTGATACAATAGGGGTGTAGAAAGGAAGGATGACAATGTTCCGCAAAGTGTGTGCCGCTCTCGGCGCTATCCTGTTGGCTATGGGTCTCCTGTGGGGCGCGTTCAATCACGCATGGCTGTGGGCAGTCCTTCCCGCATTCATCCTGATGGCTATCGGTAGCATTAAAATTACCGATGACGAATAAAACCTCTTGACAAACCCCTCCCCATATGCTATAATAAGAGCGTACCAAACGAAAGGAGCGAACAAAATGCGCGACATCAAGAACGGCACCTACAATGGCAATATGACCTTCTGCCCTGTGAACTGTTGGAACGAGGACGATTGCCCCTATGCCCACGAGGGTATCTGCCACATCGATGACCCCGTGGAGGATTGCGATGACTTCGCCGCGTTCTTCCCCTCTTGGGAAGACTGGGAAGACGCGGACGATGTTGACCCCGATGCTCCCACGGACTTCTCGCAGGAAGAAATGTGGTGGGCCACGCAGACCTTCGGTTTCAATACTGAAGAAGCAAGAGAGGATGATGACGATGCTTGATACCTTTGTTGTACTGTGCCAGATTCTCTTTATCATTGCTATCATCGTTCATAATATGAACGGAAATAGGGGTAAGTAATTACCCTTATTTTTCGCCGGCGCGATTGTTAAAAACTTAACAATCCTAATTTTGAAAAAACACTTGACATATCCCAAATTTGCGGTATAATAGAATTGTTCCAAGGGACACCACCCACACCCCAGTTGCCAAGTCGCGGTTCAAACTCAAAAAAAGTTTGCGAAACCCCTTGACAAGCACCCCAAAGTGTGGTACAATGAGAATGTCCCAAGGGACAAGAAAAAGAAAAGACAAGGCCAGTCTCAAAAACCAGAAAGGGTAACCACATGAAGCGCAACACCATCCAGTCTCTCGTTTCCTTCCTCAATGGCGAGACCGTGACCAACCTCGACGAGATCAAGGCCGAACTCGAGGCCGAACTGAACAAGGGCGCGGTCGCCAAGGCCGAGAAGGACGCGGGCTATGAGGCCGCGTGGGACATCGTCCGCAGTGTCTTCGCCCTAACCACGGCTCCCCTGACCGTGGCGGAAATCTTCGAGCAGGTCGAGGAGACCCTGCCCGAGGGCTTCACCAAGGGCAAGGTGCAGTATGGCCTCACTCACCAGTGGGCTGACCGCGTGGTGAAGATTGAGGGCAAGCCCAACACCTACCGCCTCGCGTGAGGCGGGGAGGGCTTCGGCCCTCTTTTCTTTTGGGCGCAAGTTAGTCGTGACTAACTGGCCGGCACGAAATTTTTTTAAAAAGGTATTGACAAAAAGATTCCTTTGGCTTATAATAAAGGTGTTCCAAGAGAAAAGGAGGATGAAGTATGTATAACCACAGGAGTATCTACGAACCTATCCGCGAACCCATTCGTTACGAATTCGATACGCGATACAAGGATGGCCGCGTTGAAGCCAAGGTTGGCAACGATGGGCCCTCCCTTGTCATCGAAGCGCTCACTGCTCTCAACAATCCCGAAGTGAATAGCGTGAGTGTGTGGGACTTCGTGGAACAGCGTTACCTCATCATCCAGACCAAAGAGCGGTAAGAAATTTTCAAAAAGGTATTGACAAATAAAATAAAATGAGTATAATAGAAGATGAAGAAAGGACAAGGACAGTCCGTAAAACCAGAAAGGAATAACATATGACCACCATCGAGACCATTCGTGACATCACCGTGACCGCTAAAGTTGCCAATCGCATTGCACAGGAAACGAAAGCAGAACTCGCGCGGCTCAAGCTTGAAAAGGCCACCATCGAATTCTGCGAAAACTATGTTGAAGCCGAAATTTTGAACGCGGCAACCGAAGGAATTGGTTGCGTTTATCTGCCCACGTTTGGTAGGATGCAGTATAGTGATGCTGATGAATGGTATCCTTTGAAGACTGATACTTACCGCTATGCCAATGGTGATGAGTCTCTTGTTCCTGACCAGACTAAACCCGCGATTAGTATTGCGTATCTTACCAATTATCTTGAACATCGCGGTTTCACTGTCACGGTTGAGAAAAGGTATTATATGCAGTATAGTTGGGGTCAGCAGAAGGGACACCGCATCCGCATCTCTTGGTAAGGGTAGGAAACTACCCTTTTTTTCGTGCCGGCAAGTTTTACATAGACTTGCACGACCATTCATACTGGCGACCATTGATAGACTGAAGCGTTTCAAACGCCATCGCCACATAGGTGAAGAACTTATTGCGCGCACCCTTCAACGTGTTCACATTCATACAGCGGAAGTGGTCATTGCCGCGATGTTCCATATTGCAGTTAGCATCATACATAGACCGCACATATGCTTCAATGAACAGCCTATCAGCGTGCGTCCCTTCAAACTCAACATACAGATCAATAGGCGTATCCACAGTATACTTGCGGCCATCAAGATTCTTTGACTCTCCAATCTTAATGGTGGCATCCATTTCAAAATAATTCTTGGCTTCCATTTCAGTATACTCATTCGCGCGGTCAAGATACCACTGCTTTGCCTGTTTGAAGTTCTGCCAACCATATCCATCGGTGTAGTAAGTTGCAAAGTAAATGTAGCTCAGTTCCATTATGATGCCCTCCTTTATTTCGCGCCTTTCAGCATCTTTATTGTATCGCTTTTCCTAGCTTTTGTCAATAGGTTTTTGAAAAAAATTTTTATGCCGGCATAAAAAATCGTGCCGGCAAAATTCTGCCGGCGCCACAAGATACTCTCCCACCTCTACCATATTATCACAAAGTTGTCAAGTTGTCAAGCCCCAAAGTGTTACAATTGTGTTAAGATTTTGTTACAAAATTATGACGCAGCCTTGTCAAGTGTTTGACCTGTGTCAAGTGCTTACCGGCTTCCAAATTCTGCCAACCGGATCCTTATATTATAATATAGCGCCAGGGAGCTGGGAAAGGCCATAGGAGCTGGGAGCTGGGCCCGTGGGAGCTGGGACTAAAGGAGCTGGGAACTGCCCCGGCGACCGGAGGGAGCTGGGGAGCTGGGAATGGATCCGGCAGCTGGAAAATTTTTCCAACGCGCCAGGGAGCTGGGTCAAGGAGCTGGAAATAAAAAAAGAAGGCCAGCATCAGCTGGCCTTCTTTAATCCTACGATCCGGTATTGCTTTATATGAGCACGCCCATACTTGCGTTCTTCAAATTCTATCTCGTCTCCCCATTCTTTTGTTACAGCCTACCACGTCAGGAGCTGCTTTGTAAATGTCTTATCATAGACAACATAAGTCTATAGTAATTCTTTTATCTCATCCTTATTATGCCAAGTATAGTAGCAAGCTGAAAAGTGCCCATCTTCTCGCACAAACTCTACCAGCATTTTTGCCGCAGATAAAATATACTTACGCTCGGGCGCATAACGCGCTCTAATAAATTGACCAATATCCATATAATTACGAGAGTTGCAAATCCAATCTTGGAACCGTGTATCATAAATATCTATGCCGCGGCCCGCGACCTAATTGGTTATAACGCAATCATATTCTGGCGGAACCATATGATGTTCATTAATATACTTTAATCCTTCACGCTGCTTATCAGTAACGCAGCCACGCCAATCAGGATTATTCTCGAACGACCATAGCGTTAAGACGTGAAAGCCCTTTGCCGCAAACTACTCTTGCAGCCGCATAATATCAGTAACACGTTCTGTATATATCCAGGGGCACATATTCTTATCAGGACATATCAAACCATCGTTAAGAGCTGCAGAAACACTTTCAATAAAGACAGTTTCTTTGGCGTCATAGATTTCATCAATCTTGCCGCGCATAATATAATTAATATAATCACCGAACAAAGAAGCTGCTATCTCTGGAGTAGCAGACATCGCGATTAAACGTATTCGTGCGGGCTCCAATATAATAGTATGAATACTATAGATAAAAGCTGCAATAGAAGTGTGGCGGCCTTCCTATAAAAGGTTAGCAAGCTTCTCTTCTTTTAGATCCGGGAACGTCTTCTTGACTTGCCGGATCTCAGCTTCATAGTATTGCTGCACATCATCAAACTCATCCCATACAATTAAATCTATATCATCTAACCATTCGGTATCACGTCGTATAAGAGCTGCAAAAGTTTGATAGCACATTATGTGTATCTTGTCGCTATCATCCTCCACCGTCCATACGCGTTTCTATCTATGTGCCAGCCAGCCATCTAAGTCTGTATCAGCAAACACTGTAGTAATATCTGGATAGCGCAGATGAATATTATCGCGCAGCACCATTGTGTGGACAAGATATACTATATGTTTTTTCGCACGCGAAAAGCTGAGGATGCGCGGATCAAAACTAAAAGTAGTCTTGCCACATCCCCTCGGTGCTTTCAGCACATTAAATTGTCCTGGCTAGATACGCTCTAAATCTTCTGCCTATATAATAGAAGATAAGAACTACTAGTGCTCTATCGGTTGATGCGCGCTTACCTACGTAAGCGGCATGGTAATAATTTCCTGTCCCATTCTCCTTCCACCTCAGTTATATTATACATGAACTTTTAATGTTTGTCAAATATTAGGTGCGAAGATTAGATAAAAATAACACCATCTTATATCTAAAAATAAAAAATGTGATATTTATAATGTGTTATTTTTTCGCGTGAGCCCACGGAAAATCAATACAAAAAAGTAACACTTTTTGCGGAAACGCTACTCAAAAAATAACACCAAATATTTATTACAAAAAATACCACATATTATACTATATGTATAAAAAATGTGGAATAAAAAATGTGTTATTTTTTCGGGTGTACCCACGGGCCCGTTATAATATAGTCAAAAAATAACACCAAAAAATTCCTTATATATATTATATATATAAGTAGTAAATTTTACTTGAAGTAATCCCGCGAAGCGGGATTACGGAAAGTAAAATTTACTACGCCGTGCCGCGAAGCGGCTCCCTAGCCTGTTGGGAAGGAAGCTGGGTAGTAAGCCGGATCTTAAATTTTTAATAAAAATTTTTATAGAAAAATACTTGACAAAGTTAAAATTTTGAGGCACTACTCCAAATTCTAATCTACCCTTTCACGCACCTAGCACACCTAATTTTCCCTACTTACCCTTCACACGTAGACTCTGCCCCATACTTATACTTTTACTTACAATTTTTCTTACTTCTTCTATTTTTTCATACCTAGAGGTTTCTAACTTAAATAAAATATTTGACTTTTTCAAAATTTATAGTATAATTATTTTAGAAAGAAAGGGAGGTAAGGGTATGGGTAGATGGAGAGATGAAACTCGACGTCTTACAAAGAATGCTCGTTCGCAGCTTCAGGGTGCTAGCATTCACGAACTCATTAACTGGGAACGCACTTACTTGCGGCGAATGATCCAGATTGCGGCACTTGATGGCTCCTACACCATCCACATTGATGCACTATGGCGTGTGAATGTTGAGTGGTTGAGGGATGAGGACTTTATGGTGCTTGGCGATGATGATACTGGCTATGATATTAGCTGGGGAAAGGGTTATAGGTGGAACTAAGATGGATCGCACTATGCAGCATTTCATTTCCATTTTGGATCAAATGATTGAGAACAACCAGTTTTTCGCATTTTATTTTCAAAGCCCCTTCTCGCTTGAGGACATCGAAGATATGCATTGGGATTACAATATACCCCGCAACATTTCATTTTACAGTGGAGTGTCTCGTGGTGTAATTTCAGATTCAGAATGGGATGAAGTTATCAAGTTTGACCTTGATAGTTACTATGCGGAAGTAAGCCCCTGTGCGGCTGAAACTACTGTGTATCAGGCTGCTGTGAATGCGCGTTTGGATCGTTGTTTTACGCGGGCTCGCTTCATTGGTACTTATGTGAAGACTGTGAAGGCATACCCCGTATCTCTGTTTGAAGGTTGTGATGACGAGAACCTTGACCTTACCGAAGAAGATTTCATTGATAAGGTCAAGGAACTTGGTTTTGATGAAGGTGATATGCGCGAGGTCACTATTCGTCTGCCGCTGTATGCCTATGAGAAGGCAAATAATGTTGGTTGGACTTGTCCTGAGTATGAGGATGAGGAAGGCGAAATCGCGCATTCGTATGACAGTCCGCTTGTTGAGCGTGCGGAAGAAGTTGCCGCTAGCTTTGTGCATGAATATGGTGAAGAACTGTATGCGGAACTGAGCTCTTTCCTGCGTGAATGGGATGTGAATGACTTGCATTGCGGCAATGTGGGTTGGATTGGCAAGCGATTCGTGCTGATTGACTATGCGGGTTACCACGAATGATAACCGTCCTCCCCCTAGTCGTAAATTAGCGGCCACTTCGTGGCGGCTAATTTACTCCTTCCCCCTAGCGGGGGAATTTCAAAATGAAAGGTGAGAATATGGAAGAGAAGTATAGTGTATTTAAAGAAATGTCATATAGGCCCCGTTATTATTTGCGGCATCCTATTAGGTGGATTGGAGATAAGTGTAGAGAAATTAGGTGGGGTTGGCAGCGAGCTACTAGAGGTTATGCTGATTGCGATGCCTGGAATTTTGATATTTGGTTTAGTCATGTAGTTCCAAGTCTACTGGATCATCTAGCTGATAATTCTAATGGATGGCCTGATAGTAAGTTTGAAACTCATAGAGATTGGGTAAATTGGATTCATAAACTTGCGGCTACTATTAGGTTTATGCGCGAAGACCAGCAAGATGAAGTAAATGAATGTTGGCCTGCTTATCAAGAGAGTTTGGATAATTGGCAAGCAGGCGGATATGATACTCGTCACGAAGAAATGTTTCACCAGTATTATAAGAGAGCAAGAGAACTTGCGGCTAAAGCTGATGAAGATTTTGCCGCTATTATGCCTGAATTTGTAAAGTATTTTCATTGCTTGTGGGATTAATATGGTTTAGGTTATATTAAAAAATACACCCGCTTTCTTATGGACTTGTTCTCAATGTGGAGCATTACTCACTTATAAAACTAATGATGTATATGAAGGCCATTTTATTTATTGCCCCGTTTGTAAAAGTAAGGAGCATATATTGTTTGAATTAAATTATGATGGGGTGATTAAGGATGAAAAGCAAACTACTACTAGCACTTAAATGCTTTTTAAATCCATATTCTAATAGTCGCCATTTATGTGAAAATTGTCCTTTTGGGTATAGTGTGCCAATAGATGATGGCTCTAATGACCCTCCATATACTTGCGATGACTTGAAAATATTAAATGATGTGTATTAGTATTTAGAAGCTAACACGCAGCATTTGCTAACGAAAGATGAAGTGCGCGAAAAGGGACTTGCGGGCGCTCCATTATGGTTTGAATCCTTAGATGGTTCTGCCGTACATAATGGGTGGAAGTTGGTTTAGATATATCCCCCGTATATGAATGAAGTTTACTTATGTGATTTTAATTAGCGTGGAGTATTTTATAGCTTGCGGCAATACGGTAAAAGTTGGAGAGCTTGGGCTCAGCCGCTAGTAAAGGAAGAAGTATGTGGAACAGAAATGAGTTAATCGAAATTATTATGATGCGTGGCCTAGATAAGCTTGCGGCCGCCGCCAAAGTTGATAAGTGTCTGGCGCAGGTGCGGCAAGAGCCTATGCTGGCAACTATGTACTTTCACGATATGCTTAGACTTAATTTTGGATACATTGATGTAAAGGAGATTGAAGATGGAGAAGCAGGATATTGTAAAGATTCTAATGAAGCGTGACCATATGACGCTCAATGATGCTTGGAACCTTATTAATGATACACAGGAAGAGATTGATTATTTACTCAGCGGCAGCAACCCAATGCTGTATGAGGCCGAAGATATTATTAAGTCTAATCTTGGTCTTGAACCTGACTATCTTGACGCATTTCTTGCATGGTAAGGAGGATAATATGACGGAACTTTATTGGGATAGCACGCATGAACGTTATGGCGTACTTGTATCTCACGGTTATGGATCCGGCTGGAGCTCTTGGAACTCGCCGCGGCTAGCTTACGACCGCAAGGTAATTGAATATTGGAATGCCAATCATGATGCTAAGCCTGACGTAGTTGCTGCATGGCTTGAAAAGAACGGTTATCCTAATATTTATGTTTCATTTTCAAATTGGTATAATCTTGCTCTTGAATGGGTGCCCACTAATGTTTGTTGGCGTATCCGGGAGTATGATGGCGCAGAATCTATTGAGGTTCTTAATCTCGCTGGCTGGAACAAGTTTGATAAGAATGGAAACCCTGTATAATTATTTGACTTTTATTCAATTTATGATATAATAATTATAGAAAGAAGAAAGGAGATACTAAGTATGAAGTATCGTAAGATTCCGGTTGTCATTGAAGCTATTCGTTGGACTGGTGAGAATGTGAAGGAAGTGAAGGAGTTTGCTGGCGGCAATGCTATGATTCATTATCAGTATACCGCTATCACTCCTGATATTCCAGAGGTTGTTCTTGTGCTGAATACTCTCGAGGGCGAGATGCACGTTAATAAAGGTTACTACATTATTAAGGGTGTTGACAATGAGATTTATGGATGTCGTCCTGATATTTTTGAGAAGACTTATGAGGTAGTCGAATGAATTACAAATGTCCTGCTTGCGGCGTATCACATTACGCCGTTCAGTATTATGTCTCTACTCTAATGGGTTATCAGCGTGTTTTTAAAGATGGGAAGGATATAACGGAAGATCCTAACCATCATATGATGTATTGTCAGTGCCTCAATTGCGGCAATTACTTTGCGGTTGAAATGAATAAAAAGGAGAGTGATGCTAATGTCTAAGTTTATTTTCTTAGACATTTAGTTGATGGCGTTCTAAATTCAACAGACTTTGATAAGTTTTGCACAAATAATGAATTCAAGGAGTGGTGGAGTTATGGCTTGCTAGATCAAGAGTGTGTTCTACTACTAAGACGTTTAGTAAAAATTACTGGTGCTAAAATTGTCTTGTGCTCTTCTTGGCGCACCAGTTATGAGCATATGGCTCGTTTAAGTCAGCAGCTTGAACTTTATGGCCTTAGTATTTACGGCACCACAAATGAAAATTCAACTATGGGTCGCGGCCAGCAAATTATGGAGTGGGTATATAACCACGAAAATTGTGATAACTTTGTTGTGCTTGACGATGATAATACTATTCACGATTACCCGCCCGAGACCGAAGTGACTAGCCATCTTGTTGTTCCGTCTTATGAGGTGGGACTTACTGAGAAAGATTTTGAAGCGGCACTAAAAATTTTGGGGCGATAAGCCCCTTTTCTATTGGAGGATTTATGTGGTATCTAATTGCTTTTATTGGCGGTATGCTAGTGGGTTTAGCTACTAGGAAGCCGCTAGATGCGCTAAGATTGCGGCATAAGCGCTGTGAAGGTTATAAAGCTGCGGTAGATGATATGATTACGTTCTGCTATTGGCGTGAAAATGGTGGCACTGGCGCACGGCATACTGGAGTTTGGTTTCCAGATGATTGACTTTTTTCAAATTTTGAGTATAATATAAGTATAAGAAAAATAGAAAGGGGAAACCTTATATGACTGCGAAAGAGGCGTATGATATGGCTAAGCCTAAGTATGATCAACTGTGTGAGCGGCGACTTAATTTTATTCTAAGACAAATTGAAGCATGCGCCAAACGCGGTGAATTTTCTTATGTTGGGATTATATATCCTGAGAATATAATTGTACTTGAAAAACTTGGTTATACTGTATATAAAACTCGTTATAACGGAGAATTTTATGAAGTTGAAGTTAATTGGAGGAATGTATAATGGAAATGTTTATGAGAGCAAGTCAGGCTCGTGAAGAGACTAAGGAAGTTGTATCTACTCGTGTTGACCCCGTCGTAGAAATTGTTAAGAATGCTATTCTCGCCGCTATTAAGGAAGGCGAGTATAAGTGTATCGTAATGGAGAACGTGCCGCGTAGTGTGCGGTCAATGCTTGAGGCCAGCGGCTATGAGGTGTCCAAGTATCTTGACGTGACGCATGAACCTGTAAGGGAAGGTTGGAAGATTAGTTGGGAGGACGACTAATGGAAGACAAGGTAAAGCCGCGTAAGTGGATTGAAACTATCCCCGGTATGTGGATGTGCGGCAACTGCGGCGAAGTTATCAATGTCTTTATGATTAAATGTCCAAAGTGCGGAAAGGAAATTGCTTGGGACGGACGTGAAAGCACGGCTCATCGAATGAACGATGAGAATCAGGATGTTGAATGTGGTGAGAAAACATTAACAAAGAAAATTGATCCTAAAAAGCAAGTTCCGCCACCAAATAAAAAAAGAAAGGGAAATTAATTATGGATATGAAAATTGAAAACGCAATCCTGTGGGGTCTGGTAAATCTCGCTGAAGAAGGTGGCACTGATTTTAATCAGTGGTTTGAAACGGAACTTGATGAGTATGCTGATGAGATCCGGAAGATGGATTATTGGCAGAGTATTTTGTTCTGCGCGGGCCATCATTTTGGATTGCTTGGTGACCATAGCGATACGGAGAATATGCCTTGATGGATAAAGAGATTTATGAAATTATTGAAGAGACGGTAGATAAAATTGCTCGCGAAACCGCAGGCTACTATGTTACTGGCACTTGTATGTGGTGCGGCGGCCATAATAGGGAAGTGCAATACTATCCTTTTTAGCGTGATGGCTGCTTCTATATTAGTTTGATTTGTAAAAAATGTTTGGAAGAGGTAACCGAAAATGGCAGACTCCTGTGAAAAAATTATTGAACATCTGTATGAGGCTACAGATAATCGCGTGATTGGGGTCAATGAAGAACTTGGCCCTATTTGTTCTATTCCCGCTATTTGGCTTTATGATGCGGCAGCAACTCTTAAAGTTCAGCAGGGTATTATTGATGAGTATAAGAAAGCGGATACTTTTCTAGCTATTCACGGATGGAAATGGAGATAAATAAATATGGATAATATTGAAGCTATAAAAATTGTAGAAAGAGAAAAGAATAGATTTCTTGATAATTATGTAGATTTTAGTGGAACTGAAGAAGCATATAATCGCGCCGTCGCAGCCTTAAAGCGACAGACACCTACCCCGGTAGTGCATACATATATGGGTAATGGTATTGTATTATTTACTTGCCCTGAATGTAAAACTTTAGTTCTTTATACTCAGCGATTTTGTAATACATGTGGACAGAGGTTGAAGTGGGATGAGAACAATTGACGCGGACGCATTGCTTGAAACGATAGAAGATCATGTAACTACTGTATCATGTTGCCCAACTGTTGATTGGTCGATGGGCAAAACTCAGATGAAAAAACAGGTTATCGAAGACATTCGCAATGCTCCAACCATCAGTGGCTGGGTCAACTTCAAGGACAGGCCGCCTGACGAAGGACAGCATGTTGTAGTTCAACACGAAGTAAATGGCATCCATTACCAAGATGTTGCACATTATCTTTGCGAAAGATGGTGGTTAGACGGTATGTATAACGGCGTGGAACTCAATGCGATTCGCTGGTATTCGTTTCCAGAACCGGAGGAAGAGGTGACCGAAGATGGACAAAGATGAGCTGAAAAAGGCGCTATGCACTTTGGAAGATCAATTAACCATTATTAAGTGGAACATATATCCGATGAGCAAGGATTTCGACTGGATAGAATCGGCAATCAGAATTATTGAAACTATAGTGACGAGAATGTCTGCGGACAAGGAGGCAACTGAGGATGAATGAAAGATTTTGGTTCTTTGTCTTCGGACTCTGGAGTGGGCTAGTAATCGGTGCACTTATCGTAGCATTAAAAGGGTGACCGAGAAGTGAAGAATTGGAGGATTAAGTAATGTCAGACATGATTAATGCCAAGAAGATTGTTATTGTACAAGACTGTGTTGTTGGCAAGAAATGCGATATTTGCGGAAAAGAAATTCCGCCTACGGTTATTCCACACAAATATGGAGATCCGGTTTATGACTATTATGAAATCACAACGCACCACAATGACTGGGGAAACGACAGCATTGACAGTTACGAGCACTTTGATGCCTGTTCGCCGGAATGTGCCTATAAACTATGGGACGAATATATTCATAATTCTAGGGGAGTAAGGAACACAAGGTGTATTGAGGTTGAGCATGTAAACTGCTGGACGCTGGAAGATACGGAGGCGAGCGAGGATGATGCCTGACTGGTTCAATAATTATGTCGGCCCGATCATGTTAACAATTATGATGTTGGCTTGCGCGGTGGCGGTTGTGGCGTTGGTTGTATGGTTGTTTAAAACTTGGAAGGAGTGAGCAGGATGCCTGATTGTATGAGTTTCCCTGATAACATTATGGATTTCATTGATGACTACAGCTTTGAAGACAGTGACCATGTGTATACAAATGGGAGCAAATTAATTTAGTCATTCAGAGTAAAACAGGCAGTAGAACACTACTTCCGAGAGCAAGAGCCAGTAAAGCCAGAATTGCGTATGAGCAAGCACGGATTTAGACAATGGATTGTATGCGGAAATTGCTATGAAAAGATATATAGCGGAGACGATTATTGCCGCCATTGCGGGAAGAAGGTGAAATGGAATTGAAATGGGAAGATTTTAAGAATTATTATTCAAGTATGAATATGCTTTCTAATAATTATGCGCAGACAGATATAGAATGCCCCGAATGCGGCAAGTTCTTATTTGAAAGAAGAGATATAGTTTTAACAAGTTATCCTCCTCAATATCAATATGAATGTGCATGTGGATTTGTAGGATATTCTCATAAAGATTGGGAAAATAAATTGGATTGAGGCGATAATAAATGGATAATACAATAGATTTTATTGACTGTATGCGCTCTATGCTATAGGATATACATGAAGAGCAAGAACGAATTGTTAGATGGCTAGGTAAGTTCTGTTCTCATGTAGATAATGATTTTAGACCATTACCTGATAAAGAAAATACAAAGTTCTTTCAGGATAAGATGAATGAACAATTTGGGTGGGACGTTGATATAGATGAATAATTTAGAAGCAATTTATAATGAAGTTGAACAATTAAAAGATTTTGATTCTTATACTCCTTATCAGCAGCGTTGTAATAAACTTTTGCATATGATAGAGGATTTTTAGGACCATACTACAATCGTAGATAATCAATTACTACAAAAATTTTGGAATGCTTTCTATAAAGAAGAGGATGAATGGGAAAAACTTTTTGTTGGCACTTCAAATCACGAGAAATGGTTCACATCTTATCGACCTTGGTTACAAGCGGGATTTGAAATTGCTATTAAAGTATTATTACAGGAGATTGATAAACAAAATGGAACTAATTGATCGTGATGAATTACTAATAGAAGTTATGGGTATAACTGATGGATGGCTTCGGCCGCCGAAGAATTGGAAATGGTATGAAGATTCTATTAGAAATGCACCGCAAGCCTCCTGTGCTAACTGTAAATGGTATAGTGGCGAAACCTGCGTCAATTTTTATTCAGATTGGTGTGATGACTTTAGAACACCAGATAAATTATGTGAATGTTGGGGGTATAAAGATGGAATTTAAACATACAGTTGATTTAAAGTGGGAGCATAAGTATCCTGTCATTACCTTGTGCGGCAGCACCCGCTTCAAACCTTACTTTGAAGAAGCTAATCGCATCCTTACACTCAAGGGGTGTATTGTAATTAGCGTAGGGTGCTTTGGCCACGCAGGTGATGTGTTTACAGACGAGCAGAAAGAAATGCTCGACGACATTCATAAGAGAAAGATTGATATGGCGGATGCGATTTATGTTATTAACAAAGATGGTTATATTGGTTCATCGACTAAAAGTGAAATTGAATACGCTAAAGAACACGGTAAGGGTGTATATTATATGGAGGAAATGGAATGATTAACAGATATGGTTGGATTTGCCCACAGTGCGGCCGCGTATGGGCACCTACAATTACAAAGTGTGGCCCTTGTGAAGTAGTAGCAACCGGTGCCCATAATGTAAAACATAAATGGCCCCCGGTGGAAGATGATGATGAAGATGAGTATTGCACTTGCTATCACGAGGGTGAGTGTTGGGGCACTAAAGAACGGGATCAGGTTAATTGCGGCGGCAAGCCTGATAAATGCGAGAGATATGAAAGTGATTGGAGGTAATTGATATGGAAGAAGTTACTTATACTATTAGATGTGAAGGTGACATTGTTGCTAAAAATGTGCCTGAATACTATGCTTGTATGATTATTCAGTCTATTATGACTAGATTTCATAGATCTGCGGCCGCAGGTGATCTAAAGATTAATATTGAAGCAGAAAGCCATACGATGTCGCTTGATGATGACCTACCATTTTAAGGAGTAATATATGAAATATAGAAATAAAATATTATCTGTTTCACTAATTGTAGTAGTATGCATTGGTATGATGTTTCTGCTATGCGGATGTGAAGAGCATACTACCGGTAATCGTGTAACTTATGGCAAAGATGTACAAACTTTTAATTACGCTTATATTAAACTAGATGGACAAGAAATTGTTAGTGGTTATGTTACGCAGTGGCGTGATTACGATGACAGCGATGTTGTCCAGGTGCTAATTGGCGGCAAGTATTATCTTACTCATTATGCTAATGTTGTGCTAATTGCTGACCCAGAAATAGGAAGTATTGGTTATGATAGTGGTATTGTAAATCATAATTAAGGAGAATAGAAATGAAGATTATTCGTGAGGGTGTAAAATCTCTATATAGGAATCCTATGGGACATAATGTTCAGTTTATGTGTGGAAAGTGTGGTTGCATCTGGGAAGCAGATGATAGTGAATATGATAGAATTACAACGGCACATAATGAACACTATGCTCGACATAATTGTCCTACTTGTGATAACCTTACATATGAGCGAATTTGGAAGGTGAATGAAGAACTATGGTCGGGTATTTGATGAAAAAGGGAAACTATTATGTATGCTCCAATTGCAGAATGCGGCAGAAGGTAATCAAACCTTACTGCCCTTTTTGTGAATATGAACTTTCTAATTTTGAAACTGTAATTTTACAGGGTTATAAAGATTTGACTAATCCTCAAATTTCTGGTATAATATATACAGAAAGTGAGGAGGATGACGGGTATGGAGAAGAACATCAAGATTATTAACTACAAGGGTGAAGCTTTTGACACCGAGATGCCGTATGAGCACGTTGCGGCTATTGCTGTCAACATTTGGAGTGGTGACGAGATGCTGACTATCTTTACCAATGACGGTGAAGTGCGTCAGTATGACGCCGCCGACTATCATTACTATCGTAGTGATGGCCACTATGATGGCGCCTATGCCATCTACCCGAAGGACTTCGAGGAGTGGGACAAGCGCACTTTGCCCGACCCCTATATGGATGGCGGCTATAAGTATTGGGAGGATGGTGAAGATAGTGCAGGGAACTAAAGAACTTCTTCTTAAGGTGCTGAAAGAGCAGATTGAAGACGCTGAATTTTTCAATAGCAATTATTGTAAAATGACTCCTGTCTGGGTCTTTAAGGATACACTTGAACTCCTTCAGCCCGCTAAGCCTCCCAAGGCATCTCATCAGTGGGATAAATGCAACTACTGTGGCCGTTATGTTTTTTACACTTGGAAGTGGTGTCCGTATTGTGGAAGGGGTATTAATTGGAATGAATGACTCTCACCTGTTTAAGGCCGCACGCAAGGCAAGTAAGAACGCCGATTACACCGGAGCTAATGGCGTTCAAATTGGGTGTGTGGCCGTCTATAAAGGAACCATTCTTGCTAAGGGATGCAATAGCGACAGAACTCATCCCACGCAGGAGCGATATAACCGTTTCAGGTATAAGAATGTGGGCAATAGATACTTGCCCGCTAAATGCCATAGCGAGATAAGAACCATTGAAAAACTGAAGTATCTTGACATTGATTTTTCTAAAGTCCATATCTATGTGTATCGTGAGTTTAAAAATGGAGAACTTGGCCCTTCTAAACCTTGTCCTTCTTGTGTTGCCTATCTTAAAAGTATGGGCATCCAGCATATTCATTACACTGATGTTGATGGATACTATCATTTGAAGCTTGTGTAAAGGAGAATATTATGGATTTGTATGCGACGCTTTTCCTAAAGAAGGACCTTGTGAAACGTTATATTGAAAAGCATTACGGTTTTATTCCTCGTCTGCGCGGCGTGCGTTTTATGCGTTATGAAGAGCCTAATGCGTGCGAAAGTATGGGGCGGCAGTCTGTGCTTTGGAGCGAGAACTGCGGCAAAGATGTAATCTATATTCATACACGCTGTGGCGGCGGTTATGACGAAACAGATCCGGACAGCAACTACATTGCTTGCGGCGGCAAGGGTTGGGAAGAGGATAATAAGGATACCTTTATCGAATCTGTAGATGACTTTTATGACTCTACTTATCGTGACCATTATTTTAGAGCCGTAATTGATGATGATTATAATGAAATTTGTAAACAGCTTGAAGAAGGAGTATTGATTTAAAAATGCTATATCGAGACAGTGATGATGCGGTCTATGCCTATGGCTCTAACGAAGTGAAGCCTATTAATTATGAGGAAGAGCCATATACGTTCTGGAACCTAGTAGATGAGTATGGCGAAAGTTATGCCAATACTCATCCAGATACAGTAGTAGAAGCAATGGAACAGTATCATTTCTTTTATAACGCTAAGTCTACCGAGCGTGCGGCCATCAATAAGTTTTGGTCTCTATCTCGTGAAGAGCGTGTAGATGTTCTTTATGAATACTTTAATGAGAATATTGACTATTGGCAGAAGGAACTTGAGAAGGAGAAAGATGTATGAGTTATACTACTAAGTATTACATTAATGAAGAGAAGCGAACTATTGTTTGTGTGCTTGAGAGCAGCCCTTTTGATGCGCTAGACTTTGTAGAAAAGAGCGGGCTTCGTTTTGTGTTTAAGGATGAAAGGCACCTGCGCGTGATGCCAACTCGTTTTGTAGGAGTTGCTAAGTGTGCGCCTGAAGATACTTATGATGAGCATATTGGTAAGCTAATTGCCTTTGATCGCGCCAAGGAAAAGTATGATCTAGCCTTTATTCGTGCGGCTGACGCAATGCTTGATTATAAGCTTGGAGCACTACACGATTGCGAGCGGCGACTTGATAAGTATATTGAGAAGGCTTCACAGCATCATTATAAGCGTGAAGATGAAATTGAAGATTATATGAATAGATAAAAAAATAAGAGGGGACCATCAGGTCCCCTCATTTTTTATTTTCTTTTCAAGTTCATTAACTCTATTTGCTAGCTCTGCTAATAAAACTTTAATATTATTTAGTTCTTCTTCAATCAATGTATTGTCATTATCATCATCGTCAGGTTCTTCAATAATTACAGGCGTCTCATCTACAGGCTTAATTCTACTTTCAAGTAAAGTCCAAGTCTGCTTGCCGACTATGCCATCTATTAATAAACCTTCTTTCTATTGGAAAGCACGAACTGCTGCATCAGTTTTCGCGCCAAAAGCGCCGTCTGCTAAACCGCAATCATAACCAAGCGCTTTTAACATAGTTTGAAGTTGCTGAACCTCTGTTCCTTTGCTACCTTTTTTAAGTGTCTTCATAACTTTTACCTCCCCGGCATTGTTAATTTCTTTATTATCATATAGTCCTACTGGTATGGCATAATGAGTCCAAGCTTTATCGGCTACAGATCCGTGCTATACATTTACAGAACAGTGAATAATTTCACCATCACCAATATGTAAGCCAGTATGTGCCATCTTACCAGTTGATTTATTATATTGGAATACACAACATACAACATTAGGCATATCTTTAATCTCGCCTTTTTGTACCCAGTTGGGATTATGGTTATACTGTGAAGTACATCCGCCGCCTTCAAGAGCAACGGCTCCGGCTTCTTTTAAGCAGTAATAAGTAAAACCACGGCAATCGAAACACTTTGTGCCATTCCACTTGCACTTTTCACACGCGCCGTCTTTGGTACCATTAAGTACCTGACATTTACTTATAATAGTTGGATGGTCACTTCTTGCTCTACGTTTTCTATTAGCAGGAGTGCAAGCCTCTCCCCAGGCGCCGAACACGTATGGCCATCCCATACAGCCCTTGGCAATCTCTACTGCCTTCTATGCTTTTACACTCATTTCTTTCACCCCTGTGGCTCCATATTCACCCATAAGGGTGGTATTTGGATAATAAAATTCAAGTATCTATTTATATGTGAAGCCTTGACTTGCGGCATATCTAGCACCCCGCTAGCTCATACCTACACCGTGGCCAGTTTTGCTGCCACCTGCGGCTGCATCCCAAGGGTCATCATATGCTAGCAAGTATCCTCTTACACCGCCCCAACGTTCTTGACTTGATACTGTGCGGCCGCCATTACTTGCAGAGAACACAGTGCTTGCGGCTTTACCGCCATAAAATAATACTTGTCCTGCAGTTGCATTAGTTGCATCAATACAATTCTAATATTTACTACTATAGCGTGGAGCTCTATAGGCTTGGGCGCTAGATGATGCGTCTGAAATTGGCGTTCCATTTAATACTCCACGAGACATTGCATAGGTGCGGCTAGCTACTGCTTGAGCCTTTAAGGCTTCTGGACCGCCAGAGGCAAATTCTGATGCTACTACTGCGGCGACATATTGTTCAAATTCAACTTGTACAGTATCACCAACATTACAGCCAAAGTAATTAGCATTTTCTGTTCTTGTTATTTTTACTGATATTAACATAATACCTCACCTCTTATAAAGGAGTGATAAAATGACAAAATAAAATTATTATTTTCTGCGACGGGCAAGAAAAAAGTATAGGTTGTTGTAGGACCTATTACACATACAATGAAATGAGATATTATCTCATAATGGAGTACGCATCGTAAGGATGCGATTTTTATAAGGAGGTAAAGGTTTATGGCTAAAATTAATCAATATTCTCCTACTAACTGGACTGGCGGCGATGAAATTACTGCGGATAGTTTAAATAATATTGAAGCAGGCATACGTGATGCAACAGCCGCAATTGTTGAAGCCCAGAATGGAGATTAGTCATTACATTAGAGAATTAGTGCTATTGAAAGTGCTACTGGCGTAGATTATGGTGACAGTATTAGTAGCTTAAGAACAGATGTTAATAATTTATCTAATTCTTTAACTACTATATAGGGCCAATATACAACTATTGCTGGTAATATTCCAGCTAATTTATAGGCCACACTTGCTGCAAAAGCTAATAGTAGCGATGTAAATAGTACTCTGGATACTTTAACTGCGGCAATTAATACTATAAAAACTGCCGTTGATGGATATAATGATACTGAAAATGAAGTATTAGCCGCGCATTCTAGTTTAGCTTTAAATACCGATTATGCTAGTTTAGATGCACGTTTTGAAGCTATTGAAACCACTATGAATTCTGCTGGAGCTACGACTAGTGGGTTAGGAACTAGAGTTACCGCTCTTGAAAATGCAATGCCAAACAAAGCTTCTGCAACTGATTTAGCTACATTAGCAAACGCAGTTAATGATACTACAACTGGTTTGGCCGCCACAAAAGCTATTGCAGATGCGGCGGTTACCAGTGAAGAACTCACTAGTGCGTTAAGTAGTAAAGCAAGTACTACTACTACCGATGCATTAGATACTCGACTTGATGCTATTGATGGTGGAGCCGCATTAACTGGTAATACACTTGTATCAAGAGTAACTGCATTAGAAAATAATCCATCTTCTGCTACTGTAATCATTAATAAAAATTTAATTATTTATAATAATAATGGAATTCCTATTGATATTGGGCAAGAAGTTAGTGCTGATAAAGACTATTTATTATAGGGTACTGATGATAAATATTATTATTGGAAGTATATAAATGATAATTGGTAGTTAATTAGCGGTGCTGGCGGAAATAATGATGATTTAACAGAGGATATTAAAAAATATAATATTATTAAATATACTAATGATGAAGAAGTATCTTATTTATATTTCTTTGAATATGATTATGGTTATGATAATTCTTTAGATGATACATTAGCACAGCAATTTACTAATTGGACTTCTGGAACTACTTATTCAGTAAATGATTATGTGCTATATAATAATTATATTTATCAATGTATTACTGCAAATTCCGATGCTACATGGGACGTTACACATTGGAACAATCTTCATGTTAAACTATTAAATACTATTGAATTACCGCAAGGAGGCGGAGGCACTGTATCAAATACAATTACTATCTCTAATTTAGTTCGTCCAACAAACGTTAGTAATGGTGCCGATGCTATATTTAGTTTTACTGCGATCACTAATGATGAAAGTGATATTACTAGTATTAAATGGTATGTAGATGGTATTGAAATATCACCTAATGAGGCAGTTGAAATGATACCAGCTAGTGGATGGGGCATTAGCGGGACAACCTTTAAATTTAATGCTAAAGGTCTTTTAAAAGAATCTGATAGAAGTACCGTACGTGTTGAAATGATAAGTGAAGGAGCGGCGACTTTTTCTCGCTCTTGGCCAATTCAAAGTAATGAATTTTCTATTAGTTGGAATAATACTATTTAGCCAATTATGTTATATACTAATGGAAATGCTGTATCTACTATTGTTAATGTTATTGCTGCAGCAAATAGCAGTAATATTGTAGAAATAACAGTAAATAATCATAGTAAATCTTAGACTGTTATTGGCACTAATAATGTAACGTTTAGTTTAAACGCAGAATGGTTTAATAGTGGTAAAAATACTGTTACAGCAAAATTAAGAAATCCAGCAGATGAAAATGAGGAGAATGTAAAAACAATTCATTATATCGCATTATGGGGATATAATGCTACTACTCCATTGATTGCATTTGCTGACAGTGAATTTGAAGGGCAACAATATGAAGAAATTTTAATTAATTATTATGCTTATAACCCTACTAATGAATCCACTACAATCACTCTTACTTTTAATGATAGCAATTCTAATCCTATATCTCGCACTGCTGTAGTTGGGCGTGAAATGCAAACATATAGATATACTTCTAATAATGTTGGTACGGTTACTGCACAATTAACTACTACTTATGAAGTAAATGAAACTATACAGGCAGTAAATGACACAGCAACGATAAGAATTAGTGCGAGTTCTTATAATTTAGGAATTGTTAGTGGAGAAAATTTACAATATAATTTTGATCCAAATGGTCGTAGTAATAATGATTTGGATAGAACATAGTTTGCTGGTAATATTATTTTTAGCGAAAATTTTGACTGGATTAACGGCGGCTTTAAACAAGATCCAAATGGTTCAACCGCTTTTGTGGTTAAAAAAGGAAATACAATTACATTACCACGAACATTATTTTTAGAAGATGATGATAATGGTAAAACTATTGATATTTGTTTTAAAGTTGCTAATAGTGATATATATGATGCTGAAGCTATACGAGATATTGATAGTAATTCTAGTAAAGGTATCGTATTAAAAGCAAATTATGGAGAACTTTATTTAAATAATAGTACTCCATAGATTTTTAGATATTGTGAAGAAAATAGAATTGATATGTCAATACATGTAGAGGGAACAGTAAATCAAAGAATAGTTACCGTTTGGCTCGACGGCATTCCTAGTTATGTAGGAGAGTATACAAGTGAAATGCTTGAACAAAAAAATACTGCTGCTACTATAATTGGAAGTGAACATTGCGATGTATGGGTATATGCTATTAGAGTATATAATTCAGCATTATCTGAAAAAGATATGGTACAAAATTATATTGCTAATGGTGTTAACATTAATGATAAAATTAAACGCTATACTGAAAACAATATTTATGGTAGTAGAATAAAGACTGTTTCTGGCCAAGGCATCGAATATTATTCTCATACTGAAATTACTCCAGAACAATTACATATAGCTATGCCTGATTTAACTATTGTTGAAATTGAAGCTGACAGAATGACAAAAACAAAGTCTGATCCTGTACCAGCGCATGTTATCATTACTGATCGTATTTAGACAACGGAAGGAAATAAAGTTTCTTATGAAGATCGAATAACTGAATTAAACGCAGCAACCACTGATACAAGTAAGGACGGCTGTTTGTTTAAAGTTCAAGGTACTAGTTCAGTTGCTTATGCACGCTCTGCATTAAATTTAGATATTGATTTTAAAAATTGTAAAGATGCAAATCAAAATAGTATTAAATATAAAATTTCTGATAGTTCTATTGGAGTTAATTATTTTAATATTAAGGCTAATGTTGCATCAAGTGAAAATGCTAATAATGTATGCGCAGTAGATTGGTATAATACCTACCAGCCATTCAAAATTGAAGCAAGGAAAGAAAACAGTTCTGTACGTGATACGATAGAAGCAAAGCCTTGTGCCGTTTTCTTTAAAAATACAAGCGCAAATACAATATGGATCGGTAGTTAGTAGGTCGCGCCTGGTGAACAAACACTATATTTTATGGGCGATTTATGTAATAGTAAAAAGAATCTTGAAGTATTTGGAGAAGATGGCACTGGAGAACATTATACTAAATGCTGTATTGAAGATAGCGGTAATGATACACTAGAACAAAGATTCTTGGCCGCACCTGTATATAATAATGAAAATGATCAATGGGATAGTTATGATCAAAGTCAAGGAAAATATGTAAAGCATTTTGAATGGCGGATGGAGCCAAATGAAAATGATAAGCAAGCTTGCATTACTGCTTGGACTGAAACTGCTACTTGGGTGGTAAGCACTATTAATAATCCAGAAAAATTTAAAGCTGAGTTTGACCAATATTTTATATCTCAAGCAATGCTTTATCATTTCTTAATGATTGAATATTTTGCTGCATATGATAATGTAAGCAAAAATACTTTCTATAGTTTTGATTGGGATGAGAATGCCGATTAGACAAAATGGGGTGGCTATCGTTGGAGTATTAACAAAGCATATGACTGGGATACCATTTTAGCATATGATAATGATGGCAAACCTTTAGGTGACTATGGCGTAGATTTTGGTGACACTGAAAATGGAAAATCTTTGTTTAATGCAGCGGATAATCCTATTTGGAATAATATTCAAACTGCTTATAAAAATGAATTAAATGCTTTATATATACAACTAAGAGGCCAAGGCGCTTGGAATTCTAATGTAATCGCATAGAAATGGAATGAATATCAAGCATTAAGACCACATGCAGCAATGGTAAGAGATGCATATGTAAAATATATTTATCCTTATAAAACAACAGGAGTTATTATAGATACAAATCCATTAGGATATGATAATAACTACATTGGCCGCCTTGCAGGTAGTAAAATTTACCAACGTACTCAATATTTTACTTATCAAACAAGTTATATGGACGGTAAATATAGTTATTATAATCAAAATGATGCTTTATAGTTTAGAACTAATGGTACTGCAGGTACTAAAAACTTTACTGTAAAAAGCTATGCTAAAACTTATATGACTTTAATTAAAGATGGGCAGTCTTTAGGTAGCTTAAAAGTTGAAAAAGGAGCAGAAGTAATCTTCTAGAATGCTACTGTAGGTAATAATACTACAATGTATTTAACTCCAGATAGATTAGTATAGTACATTCGTCCTTTAAATGAAACTCAAAACTCAACTTTCGTAGCTTCTGGCGCAAATAAACTAATGGAAGTAGTATTGGGCGGAAATGAAATTAATAGTTCATGGTCAAATACAAGCAATATTGTCGTTCCATCTCCTATTTTAAAAATTATAGATTTACATAATATTACGACATTTGCTAGTGCTTTAAATTTAAGCACAAATACAGAATTAACAACTATTGATACACGAAATACTAATGCAGGTAATATTACTATAGCACCTTATGCACCTTTAACTAGTGTATATTTAAATGCTTGTTCAGGTTTAACTTTAAGTTATATTAATACTATAACAAATAGTAATAATTTTACCATAGAGAGTGGAGAAAATCTTTCTTACATTAGAATAGAAGATTGTAACTATATTATAATGTCAAAAATAATAGATGCTCTTGAAGCAGAATTAGAAACAAAAGATTTCTCACAAATTAGTGTACGTATAACTGGACTTCATGGTGCAAATGGTAATAATACTCCATTCCAATTATCTAGTACAGAATTATTAAATAAATTGCAAAGTGCTAAAGCGATAGACGCGCTTGGTAATAGTGGAATAGCTCCTTGTGCATTAACGGGACGCGTACATGTGCCAACTATTGGGTCTGTTGAACTTACTCATTTTAATACAATTTGGCCTAATCTTACAATTACTTATGATGAATAGATACAATAGCAAACTATAAGATGTGTAGATGAGGATGAAGAAACAGAATTATGTTCTTTCTAGGTACAAGCGGGTAGTAATTTAATTGATCCGTACGTATCAGGCGAACTTCAAATTGTTCCTACTAAAACTGCTGATATACAATATTCTTATATATTCGGTGAGTTAGACTAGGGTGAATATATACCATTCTCTGGATGGCGCTTAGCAGATATGAACGAATCAATTTATTCTATTTATGGTAGTACCCCCTCTATACAAGTTACTGATACTGTAACATTAATTGCTACATATACACGTGTTCCATAGCAATATGTAGTAAGATGGATGTTAGATGCTACTCACGAAGTTTATCGTACACCAACGGCCTATAATTATGGTAGTGGATACGCATTGTCTGCACCTACTATGTAGTATATTCATGATAAAGGTCTTAGTACGACTACATTTAGCGGCTCTGGCTCTACTTGTAGTTATAGTATTATGACTGGATGGGAAAAATTGCCGACAAATATAACTCCAACTACAGCTGGCGGAACATATGATATTTATGCTACTTGGTTAAATAGAACCAATGTAAATATTAATGACGTTCTTACTAGTAATAATTATGATGTAGCAGAAAAGTTACTAGTTCTAAAAAATATGCAAGCCGCGCGTTCAACATTGTCACTTCAAGATTTATTCCCTGTAGTAATGGGTTATAATGGTTCAGTTGAAGGCTATTCTTTAGTAAGTAATCCAATACGTTATACTGGTACTTCAACAACTATTAATGATTATACACCATTCGCGGCCAATAAGAGTTTTACAATCGCTATTGACTATAAATTTAATTAGGAATAGAATTCTACTGCAGATGAAGCAGTACTATTATCTTGTTATGATTCTACTGGTGATAGTAAACAAGGCTTTAAACTATTTTATAATCCTCGTAGTGCTTCTCCAGTCCCATAGATTAGTTTTGGTGATACTGCGGCGGCCTATAGTTCTACTAATATACGTACAATTGGCAACTCTATTACAAATCGTGGTATGATAGTATTACGGCATTAGGCAAATGATAAAACTTTATACATTTATATTGGTTCAGATAACACTGGATTAGCAACAGAATATTCTAGTAGTGCTTTTAGAAAAACCATTACTAATTAGAATTTTGTTCCTAATACAAATGCTCATATTGTACTTGGAGGCATTAATGCTGGAGGAGATACATCTATAACTAATGCTCGAGGTACGCTTTACTCGGTAAAGTACTGGGAAGAAGACTTAGGAGAAGGAGAATGCATGCAATTAGCGAGTTGGTGCCACGAGACAATACATTTTGCGGTTTCAGATTATAACGGAGCCACTGCTCATAGTGCTATTAACTCTACTTTAAACGCTTCAGTTGTATTACATGCATTAAATGAATCACAAATGGGAACTATTACCGAGCCTAAAATCTCAAGAGCTGACGCACCGAACAATCCCACTATTGGTTGGCAGCCGTCAACGGTACGTGATTTTTATAACAATCGTATATATAACGGTTTGCCTGTATTATTATAGAGTATTATTAATTCTGTATCTATCCCTTATAAAATTGCTTCTTATAATCAGGAATCTGGATACATTATCAATTAGAGTGGTGTAAATATATCTAAAGATTATGTATTTGCTCCTTCCTGTGTTGAATTAGGAGAAAATCGTGGTAATCATTCTGTTGAGGCGTCGGGTCCATTCAGTTGGAATAACGCATCTTAGATGACAACTTTAATTTATAATGAAGGCAGCTTTGAAAATGGGAATGGTAATGTTAATTATAGTCGTTTAAGATTCCCATATAAAAATATTCTACTTAATCCATCTGCAACAGTATATACGAAATTTCCAACTACTCTTGGTAGCTTCTATACTTGGGCATCAGAAAATTCAATCACCCTTAAAGAAGGGGATATTTTAATTCCTGAAAATAGTTTAGTTGCTTATATTTATGTATCAACTGCATCAGTTAATGCTGGAGCACCAATCATTACTGATACATCTTCAAAAGCATATTTAGCTACTAATAATGGCGGTTGGATTGAATCTAAAGGTTGGTGGACTCGTTCTGTACTTGATACTAATAGTGCGGGGCAGATTAATAAGTTTATTTATATTGATACATTAGGTGCCTTAATTACTTCAAGTAATACTGAAAATGTTCATGGTATTAATTGTTCTATTGCAATTTAAAGAGGTGAGAATGTATGACTTATTATAAAATCATTGTTAATAATCAAATTATTGGCGTTGCCACTTCTATGAATTGCCTTCGTTTTTAGAATAAGCATTTAACATTGGAGCGAACAATGGATGATTTAGCCGAATATATTGAATGCGTGGATCAATTATATCATGCAACTTGGATGGCGCCAATAAAGACAAATTTATATCATTATGTTGTGGCAGCTATTATAGAGGTTTCTGAAGAAGAGTATGCTATACTAGTCCCAGCAATTGAAGACAGCCCTATTCCTATTGAAGAGGATGAAGAAGAACAACCGATTATTTCTAATGAAGATCCAGATATTACAGTTGAATTTGTTCGTGAAGCAAAGATAAATAAAATGTCACAAACTTGTAATCAAGTAATTGAAGCCGGCTTCGACATTGAACTTAGTGGTAAGATAGAGCATTTTTCCCTTACCACCCAAGACCAACTTAACCTTATCTCCTTATCCTCAATGGCGGCGAATGGTATGGAAGCAATTCCATACCACGCCGACGGGGAGATTTGTCGTTTCTATTCTAATGCAGAAATGCAGGCGATAGTTGCAAGGGCAACTGCTTTCAAAATCTACCACACCACATATTATAATGCGTTAAAAAATTATATTAATTCTTTAGACACGATTGAGGCTATTGCGGCGATTACCTATGGTGTTGAATTGCCAGAAGCTTATCAATCTGATGTTCTAAAGTCATTACAGCAATGAAAAAAGTAATAAAAGATACTGCCATTTTTATAATATTTGGCACTATCTATTTTCTTCTTGAATGCATATGGAAGGGCCATCCTTCACACTATACCATGTTTATATTAGGCGGCATGATGGGCCTTGTAGTAGGCGGTCTAAATGAATGGTATAGTTGGGATTTGCCCTTCCATATATAGTGTATATGTGGTGCGGCTTTGGTAACTGCAGGAGAAGGCATATTTGGTTTAATACTAAATAAATTATTACACTTAAATATATGGGATTATAGTCATACTTGGGGTAGATTTTTCTTTGACCAATGTAGCATTCCATTCACATTACTCTGGTTATTATTATCAGCAATATGCATATTACTTGATGATTTCATTAGATGGAAGTTATTCGGTGAAGAAAAACCTCATTATAGATTTTGACGCAAAATACTATAACTCCCTACTATAATTATCACTTTCAATTTAGAGGTCTCTTATGACTGAAAATGTTAGGGGATGTACTTAAAGTACGTCCCCATTTTTTTAATAATAATAAATAATAGAGGTCGGTGATAGCTATGATAAGGCTTATACAACGACGCTTAATTATCCCGCGTGGAGACACGGGAACATTTACTGTGCCTTTGTTAGCCACGGCCTAGACTGGTGATGTATAGGTATTCACTATTTTTGATGAGAAGACTTAGAAAAAGGTTTTTGAGAAAATAGTAGAGGTTAGCGGCGAAACAATGGAAATTGTTTTTAGCCACGCCGATACTGTAAATTTACCGGTTGGTGATTATGTTTGGGATATTAAGTTTTACAAAGACCCTGATATTGTCGATGGAGTGGTGACAAATGGCACCGAAATTGACTCTTATTATGCGGCTTTTAAGTTGCCTGTTTGTGAGATTAGATAGACAGGCGATACTTTATTGACTGCCGACGATGCTCCTACTTCTACTATGGCACCGGAGCAGTTGAATATTGTGTTGGCGGCAATGAGCGAGACTAATGCGGCTAAGGCAGATGCGGCAAATAGTGCATCCGCGGCTGAAGCATCGGCACAAAGTGCGGGTGCGGCGGCAACTGCGGCTAATACTGATGCGGGTCGAGCAGAAGATGCGGCAACAAGTGCCAGCACAAGCGCTTCCGCCGCCAGCGACTCTGCGACTGCTGCTGATAGCGCTAAGGCTGACACAATTAGTGCGATGAATAGTGCTGTTGCAGCTAATACAGCAGCATAGACGGCATTGAGTAGTGCTTAGGCGGCGGCAACTACGGCAACTAACAAGGCTGCTGAGGCGACCGCAAGTGCGGCTGCAGCCAGCGATAGCGCTACTGCGGCTTCAACGAGTGCTTCTGCCGCCAGTTCATCAGCGAATAGTGCGGCATCAAGTGCTAATAGTGCTGCGGCGTCAGTTATTTAGATGGATGCATTAGTAAGAACTATTCCTACTAATGTAAGTGAATTTACAAATGATGCGGGTTATATTACATCCGCGGCTTTACCTACTAAGGTAAGTGATTTGACTGATGATAGCGGACATTATACGAAGCCGGCTGGTGGTATTCCTGCGGCTGATTTGGCTGATGGAGTAGTGCCGGTGTAGGATGTTTAGATTGATGGAACTAGTATTTTAAATAATAGAGTTGTCAATATTCCTACTGCAAATGATAATTCATCTGGAGTAGTAAAAATTGATTCATCTTATGGTATACAAATTTCACAAAATGGCTATTTACAAACTGCTATACCAAGTGATTCTCAAATAAAAAATGCTAATAAAATTGCTGGTACTTATAAACCTATTGTTCCTAGTATATAGCATATATCTACATTTTATGGCTTAGCAAAGGCTGCTGGGGCTGATATGAAAAATAGTGATAACGCAGTAGGCACCTACACATCCGAAGCCAAAACCGCAATCCAATCAATGCTTGATGTACCGTCAAATGCAACCGTAACTAGTGCTATTAGCACAGCAATTGGCAATGTAAATTAGTTCAATATATCGGTTGTTTAGGCTCTACCAGAACAAAATATATAGGAGCATACTATTTACTTTGTTCCTAAAACTGGTGAGACTAATGATGTATATGATGAGTATATTTATGTAAATAATGGTTGGGAAATGATTGGGAATACACAAATTGATTTGAGCAATTATGCTACAAAAGCAGACACCGTACTTGATACAACCCTTAGCCGCGGACGCAAGGCAAATACTACAGTCGGTACCGCCAGCATCGCATTTGGCGTTGATGCAGAAGCAAGCGGCTATTATTCTACAGCCATTGGTCTAAATACAAGTGCCGTAAGCCAAGGTGCGTTTGCTGAAGGTAAAAATACAACTGCACACTATATTGCTCACGCTGAAGGTGAAAATACTGAAGCAAATGGTTCGTGGGCACACAGTGAAGGCGTAGGCACTGTCGCAAATGGGGCAGCATCACACGCGGGCGGCGATAGCACAATTGCGAATGGACATTCTTCATTTGTGACTGGTAGATATAATGCGGCTGACAGTTATGATAA